TGCAAATTATGTATATAAAGGAGATAATAATGAGTAATTCAAACAACAATTCAACATCAGGTGGAGTAACATTTTTGGGGCTTCTTGCTATAGCATTTATAGTATTGAAGTTAATGGGTGTGATTAAGTGGTCATGGGTATGGGTATTATGCCCAATATGGATATCGCCACTCATAATTATAGCCATATTAGTTTTTATAATATTTATATCAAGGAGATGAATAATGAATGATAACAATTTAAGAATTTCATTTGATTACAAATATCCAGATGACGCCGCACTTGTAGTGTGTAATGTTTCTGGTGGTAGCTATTTTGGAAATCCAGAGCTTCATATAAAGAAAGTCATTACTGGTGAAAAAGCGGTTAAATTATATTCAGAGCTTACTGGTAAATCTGTAGAAGATATTAGAAAAGAAGCTGGATATACTAAGTACGATATGTGATAAGGAGATAAGTAATGGAAAAGTCATTAGCAGTCAAATATCGTCCCAAGACATTTGATGATGTAATTGAACAGGACGCAGTAAAGATTATTTTAAAACAGCAGTTAGAAAGTGGTACAATTCATCAAGCTATGTTATTCTGTGGACCATCTGGTGATGGTAAGACAACAACAGCAAGAATATTGGCAAATGAGCTTAATAAAGGATTAGGTAATCCGATTGAGATGGATGCCGCAAGTCATAATGGTGTAGATGATGTAAGAGATATCATAAAGATGGCGAGTTCAAAGACTATTGATGGAGCTACATATAAAGTATTCATCATTGATGAGTGCATGACAGGTGATACAGAGTTGCTTACAGATAAAGGCTTTGTGAGATTTGATGCTCTTAAAGGAGATGAGCTTGTAGCTCAATATAATAAAGGTGATATTGAGTTTGTTAAGCCGATTAGATTTATAAAACAACACTACAATGACGAACTTGTTAAATGGAGTCCACGAAATTGGTGTAATGTGCGCATGACAAAGCATCATGTTCAGCCTTTACATTATAGTAAGTCTGGTGATATAAAGGAAAAATATATACAGGACGTTAAGTTTAATCAACACAATAATTTAATTGTGTCAGGTAGAGGTATTGGAATAGATAACACATTTTCTCCGATTGATAGATTAGCAATAGCTTGTCAGGCAGATTGTGTATTTCAAAACAACAATTCAACAGGCACAAGATGGACAATTCAAGTGAAGAAGCAGAGAAAGATTGACCGTTTGCTGAAATTGTTTGAAGAAGGAAATGTAAATTTTAGCGAAATTAAGTCAACACGACCTGATGATGCTGAGGTGAGAAGATTTGGATTTGATATGCCTGAGAATGTTAGTAAAAGATTTAGTACTTATTTCTCACTAAAAGATATGGGAGCATTTAGAGCAAAGTCGTTTATAGAAGAATTACAATATTGGGATGGAAGTAATGGTGGTAACTATATTTATTATGGTTCTATGGTAAAAGAAAATACAGATTTTGTGTCAGCAGTGGCACCACTTGCTGGATATAGCGCAAGACAAACAGTTAAGCCAGATAATCGTAGTGAGAACTATAGTGATATTCATGCGGTAAGATTGTACGAGACTCCATATAGTAATTGTCAACATATAGGTAAGACAGTTGAATATGAGTCATATGACGGAGAAGTTTACTGTGTTGAAGTGCCTTCACATCAGATAATCATTAGAGCTGAGGGATTTGTGTTTATGACAGGTAATTGTCATTCACTATCCAACACAGGCTGGCAAGCATTTCTGAAATGTATTGAAGAGCCTCCAGCAAAAGTAGTATTTATCTTTTGTACTACGGATCCACAGCGTCTTCCGGCTACAATTTTATCAAGAGTGCAGAGATTTCAGTTTCAGAAAGTAAGTACAAAGGGTATAGCTGATAGGCTTGACTATATTCTTTCACAGGAAATGACAGATAGCATGACTGCTGATAGGGATGCCATTGAATATATAGCCAAACTTGCTGATGGGGGAATGCGACTTGCCATTCAGTATTTAGAGAAATGCTTGGCATATAGTGATGACCTCACTACAGAAAATGTGGTGAAAGCTCTTAATGTTACCGATTACTCTGATTTTATGATATTATCGGATTTAATATTGTCAGAGAATAAAGCAGAATTGATAAAGAAATTAGATGAAATTTATGCGTCCGGAGTCGATTTTAAGCAGTTTTTAAAGCAGTATATATCATTTATATTAGATGTAAATAAAACTCTTATCCTGGACGATTTAAACGAAGCATTTAAGTACATAGACTTGCCTAGAACTAAAGAGATAGAGAAGTGGTTGTCAGATACATTACAGTTTGCCGTATTAAATACCTATAACAATCTATTACGCCATTTAGTAAAATTAGATGCAGATGTGAAATATAGTCAGAATCCTAAAGTTGATATCATTTCAGGGTTGTTACTATTTGAGGTATGATACGTCAAAATCAGAAAAGAGGTAGAGATATGACAAAGAGAGATTTAGTAAAGTGGTTAGAAAGAAAACAGTCAGAAGCCAAAGAGAAAGCTATAGAAGCTAAAGATAAAAAGATTGCTGAGATTAAAGAGGCATTCTATAAAGAGTTAGGTATTGATGACTTTGTTGATAAAGTCGTACCTATCTTTGAAAAAGCCTTTGCCGAATACAAAAGTTTTTATGGTAAAGTAAGTAATATAGAAGGAGTGAATATATCAAAATATGGCTATAGAAGAGGTTATTATGATATAGAGGCACTCACTGAAAAAAGTAATGTTAGAGATTCCATTATAGAAGTCCTTCGTTATAGTGATACTCCGACACAGACAAAGATATATGAGGTGAGTGCAGAGTACAAAAAGGTAGAGAGGGCTTATATCACTGTTATAGAGACCGTAAAGAATCTGCCTACAGCGAAAGATGGTATTGAATATCTAAAGAAGTTAGGATTTGATATTTCAGAAATTCAGCCAGTAGAGCAGAAGAAACAACTTCCCGCAACCATTAGTGTTAATGTAGATGTTAAATATCTTTTATTAAATAAGGAGAAAGAAGATGCTGGGACAAGCGAAGCTGATAGCACAGATAGATGACCTTATAGCAGAAGATAAGTTTCCCCGATTTTCAATAGTAGTTGGGGAAAGAGGTATGGAACATGAAGATGTTGCCAGATACATAGCTAATAAGTTTCAAGGAGCTGACTACATCCAATTACCAGATGTTAAAGTAGATACAGTCAGGACTATGATTAAGCAGGCATATTCTTTGCGCCATCTCACCGTTTACTGCATCCCTCATGCAGATGATATGTCGGTTAATGCAAAGAATGCCCTGCTGAAAGTAGTAGAGGACACACCCAATAAAGCATATTTTGTTATGTGTTTAGAGGACTTGAATAATACTCTGGCTACAATACAGAGCAGAGGTATTGTATTTCAAATGTATCATCCTAGTGTGGGTGAATTAAAAGATTTTGCCAGAGAGCTTCACGTTAATAAGGACGATATAGATGAAAAAGAGATAGAGCTTTATGGAGAGCTTTGTAGTACGCCTGGTGATGTTGTTTACTTCACTAAACATAACATCATCAACTTTTATAAGTATGCAGAGTATGTGGCACATAATATATGTGAAGTAAGCGGTGCAGAAGTGTTTAAATTTTCAGATAAGCTGGCATTAAAAGATGAGGAAGAAAAATACGATTGCCGACTATTTTTACGAGCATTACAATTACAGTTTTGGGAAATGTGTACTTGTGCATTTAAAGGGGTACATGATAGTTCAAAATGTAATTACCTATGTAGTTGTAATATCGCAAGATGTATAGGCAGATATATGCAAGATTTGAGAATAAAGGGTATAAATCGTGGGATGCTCATGGATGCTCTTTATTTGGAAATGAGGAAGATATGGAAATCGCAGACTTAAAGAAGCAGATAAAATCAGGTGAGTTTGATAAGACATACATATTCTGTGGTGAAGAGCATACCATTATGAAGATATATCTAAATATGATAGCAGATAAGGGCGGATATGAGATATCATATGTAGATAGTCTTATGGATTTAATGACAGGTGCAAAGACAAAATCATTAGTTCCAGTACACCATTTATATGTCATAATGGATGATAAAGAATATCTCACAAATGAAAAGATGTGGGACAAATTCAAGGGGCTTAAAGATGACGTAGTGGTATTTTATTATACCACTACAGATAAAAGATTGAAGTTCTGGAAACAGAATAAAGATAAAGCCGTAGAGTTTGGAAAGCTAGATAATAGGATATTGACAAAATATATCCAGAAAGAAGCACCATTCTTTACAGATGATATGTGTGATGAATTGATAACTGCCTGTGAAAATGATTATGGGCGCATCTTATTGGAGATTGATAAGATGAAACATTATTGTAGGGCAGAAAAAGTAAAGGGAGATAATGTATTTAGAAAGTTTATGGATGAGGGAGTAATATATAGAAATCCACAAGATGCAATATTTGATTTTGTAGCCGCAGTTTTAGAAAGAAGCCCAGCTAAAGCATACGACTTACTACAACAATCTAAAGCTATCGGAGAAGCTAATCTGACACTCCTATCTGTGCTTTATACTAATATTAAAACATTATTACAAGTACAGTCAGGAAAGAGCTGGAAAGAGCTAGGATTAAATGGATTTGCAGTAAAGAATGTAGCACCATTTAAGAATAATTATAGTAATGGCGAATTGGTAAATGCTATGAAGATAATACGAGAAGTAGAAACTGGCATAAAGACAGGTAAGATACCTGATGAGTTAGCAGTGGAGTATTTCTTGATACAAGTGATTTAAAAGAGAGAGGAGAATAAAATATGCTATGTCCAAGTTGTAATGGGAGTATCTCTGTATTAGAGACCATTAACCAGCAGAGAGCTACATACAGACAGAAGAAATGCGATGTATGTGGTATGAAATTCTACACAAAGGAAGAGGTTGCAAGTGTAGACGAAGCTAAACCATTATTTGATGAATGGATTAGAGAAAGAAGCCGTAAGTGTAGAGCAAAGAAGAAAGGATTAGAGTATGAGCCGACATTCCAAGATGGTAGAGAACAGCCAGTTATTCCAAAGAAACCAACATCACCTCTGTTTTAGATGTGGTCGTAAGCTCAAATCTGAGCAGTCGAAATTATTAGGTATGGGCCCTACTTGTTTTAAGAAGTGGCAGAATGAGCAGAATACCAAACCATTGATATAGGAGTGTAATATGCAAAGAAGACCTAGAAGAAAACTATACCCATATATGTGTCCTTTCTGTGATGAACTGTCTTATCCTAATAGGAGTAGGCCCCCATTGATACTGCATAATAGGTCCATTACATTATGGACTTGCCCTAATAATCATACATTCTATACATATGAAAGGGTATGTACACATCAAGATTGGGCTGATAAGGTATTTAACGGTGTAGAACAGTGTTGGAGAAAAGATTCCAATAAGTGGTTAAAAGAGCTAATAAAGAGAAAGTTTGGTGTAGAGGAATATAATAATTCATTGGAAGATTATGATGATTGAACCTCTACATATTAAATGCGACAAAATCGACTAGAGAAATCTGGTCGATTTTTTTTGTTTTTACATTCCTGTTGAATCTATATATAGGATATATTACCTTATACTTACAAACAACAACACAGAGTTCTGAAAGGAGAACACACTATGGTAAAGATTACAAAAAGATGTTTCTGCTGTGGCAAAGAATCGTCATTGGAAATTACAGAAGAGGTTAATAAAATTTATCAGCAGTATTTACGAGGAGTAGGTTACATTCAAGATATTCCTCTTGATGCAGATAAGAGGGAGTTCTTAAAGACTGGTATGTGTGTGCCTTGTCAGGAGATGATTTTTGCAGAGCCTGATGAAGATTTTTGATATTCCAGTTGATAAGATAGCATAGTCTGTGCTACCTTATCATTGTGAACAACAACACGCTATATGCGAAAGGAGAATTGAGATGGAAATGTTATTTAGTGAAAGAGATTATGAGCCACTAAAAGAAGGAGAAACATACGAAGGTAAGTTCGTTATTATAGACCCTGCGTTCTTCAAACCCGAGTTCAGAAGTGCCAAGTATCAGTTGTTTTTAGCACAAGCTGGATTTGGATGTGACCCTAGTAAAATGGGGAATGCTGTGTTTGGCAAAGATTGTGAGGAGACTTATAGACAGGAGAGATACAACATTCTCGGTGTAGCTACAGATGAAGCCATAGAACAGTGGGAGAAAGTATATGGTATGAGTCGTGAAGTATTTAATAGAAAGGATGAGTATTGATAATGGAAGAGTTTACCACTACATTTAAACAGGACTTTGCAATAGCTGATGCATTTGGTGCATCAGCTATCAGAGATACCTATAATAGAGCATTTAATGAGTGGAAAGATGATTACAGATATCTTACAGACCTCGCTATTGTATTAAATTATGCTTGCTGGAGATGGTATGAGAGAGGTAATAGTGAACTGAGTATGTTGTATGAGGAATTATTTTATAAGACACAGGATTATGCCTATGATACATTAAAAGGCGAAGAGTTTGACTATTATTGGAGAATGACTGATTGAAAGGAGAACACCATGAATACCGTAATGTTTACAGATAGAAATGGAATAGAAAGAGAAGGTAAAATCCTCAGAGACTATATATCTTTTGAAGGCGAAATACGATATAGTATTGAGGATATCAATACCCTTAGAGATTATAGATGTGTTAAGAAAAACGGTAAGTTTGTAGAGCTTGTGGTGTGAAAGGAGAATAAAAATGGGAAGACCATATTCAAGAGATTATGAGAGCGAGTTATTGGATAAGTTAAGAGAGAATGGCATAACAGATGAGGATTTAGTATCTGTATTCCTGAACTATTTCAGTTCAGATGAAACTTGTGCGGCATTGGAAGATGCTTGTGATACATATGATGTGGAATATTGATACTCCTATTGTAAGGTAGCATTTTATATGCTACCTTATTTTTGTAAACAACAACACATAGAAGTGAAAGGAGAACATATGAGAAGAGTGGTTTATATTCCAGATGATATCGGTAATAACAGAAAATATGTAATAAAGGAAGAGTATAAAAAGTACGGTGTTTATGAGGAGATTAGCCCCAGCGGTTATAGAGTACACCAGTCTTGGCTAATACTTACTACCGAAGAGCATAAAATTCAGATACGGTCATTTATGAATCTATGCTATGAAGAGGTATTGGATTATATTGATTTGAATGAACGTACTGGCAAATTTGAACTTAGAGCATTCCTTAGAAATGGAGTATTTGTAGTACATAAAAATGGAGATATGCGGATATGAGTGATTTACATACAATGGAACTAAAAGATGGCAGAGTATTTACACCATTGAGTGATTATGATGTGCTTAATGAAATCTATGATTATATGGGCAAGGATGTTCACGATTATATTGCCAGTCTCATCTTAGATACCAATGTAGAAAGAGAGATACAGGAGAAGAAGCTAAACTCTGATTTTAGGGCAATAGAATCAGAGAATGAGAGTTGGCATCAGTTTGTAGATGACCTGTCAGAAGAGGTGGAGCAGTTAAGGGAGAAGATTGAGGATAATAAGCTGACAAAGGCTAAAATATCCATAGAACTATATAAAATACATGAAAAGATGAGAAAGGAGCTTTAACATGGAAGAATTACAACTTATGATACAGGCATTAGCCGGTACAATCGAGAATGAGATGGAAGTATTGAGAAAGATGAAGAGGGAGGGCAAAGAAGATACCAAGATGTATGCTCATAAGCTAGGAGAGATATCAGCATATGAGGACACACTTAACATGGTGATGTTCAGGATCAACCAGCTTAATAAGAAAGGAGAATGATATGTGGTTTCTGATATTATTTATCCTCTTTTGTGCAATTATGCTGTGAACATTCCTATTGAAGTGTCGTAAATCGTGTGTTACCTTATATTTGTAAACAACAACAGACACGATTTATGAAAGGAGATACCTATGAATAAGAAAGAGCAGGAGAAGTACAAAGATGCCAGACCACTTGGAGTGATGTGTCTCAGTAATTGGGGTGGCATAGAAGTTCTCGATATTGAGCATGGAATTGATGACCATGTGATATGGAGAGAGAACTACGGTGAACCTAAGAAAGCTCACCGCTCAAAGATAGATTACAAACCCGAAAGACCCTGTTTCAGAGCTGGCAGAATGACAGTTCATTTTGATGAGGTGATGAGAGTATGACCGAATACATTATAGTAGGAGATATAAAGTCTTATAAGGATTGCCTCGTTACAGTAGTACATGGCAGTAGAAGTGATGCAGAGAAAGTGTTGGAGCGTATGCTTTACGCTCCAACAGATAATGACCTTATTCTTATGAAAGGTCATAAGAATCTGAGAATCAAAGAGGTAGAAGAAAAAGAACAGTGGTGGAATGACCCATTTTTAGCAACCTGAAAGGAGAAAGAGGTTATGAAGTACAGAGTTATTTTCAAGGTAAGTTACAATGAGGCATGGTTTGATTTTGACAACATTGAAGATGCTGGAGAGTTTGCAAAGACCATTCTCACACATCAGGCAGAAAGTCCTGATAGTAGGAAGAAGTCAACAGTAAGGATAGATGTTATAGACCCATCAGCAGAGGAGGAAAATGAAGATGACTAATCAGGAGTATATATGTTGTATCTGTGGAGAGAAGTTTACAGGATGGGGTAATAACCCCTATCCTGTTGTAGATGATGAGACAGCCAGATGCTGTGATATGTGCAATCAGACAAGGGTATTACCAGCAAGATTGGCACAGATGTTTGGTAAGAAAGGAGAATAATTGATGGCAGAATATAGTGTAGTAGGAAGTAGTAGTCGTGATAAGCTGGAGAAGATGGTAAAAGATGCGGGATATGTAAGTATGCGAGAGTTCGCCAGAGATGTAGGTATAAACATCTCTAACATTTACTCAAATCTTAATGGTAGATGGGATATATCCATTAAAAGAATGTTTAAGATAGCCAATACTCTGAATGTGCCTATATTACAAGTCATAGAGGTATTTTATCCTGAAGAGTTGTCTGATAATATGGGAAGATTCTGATTCCTGTTGAAATCAGCTAATGGCAATGTTACCTTATATTTGTAAACAACAACACGTTATATGTGAAAGGAGAACCAAAATGAAAGCAACTAATGGAGAAATCAGAGAGTGGCTAAATAAACAGATTGAAGCCCTCAGAGTTATCAACGAAACCCTTGTTTTAGAAGAACATGAGGATAGTATTGATGACCTACTCAAAAATTTATCACGCAGAGAAAATATCCAGCTTGCCGCAGAGGCAGTAAGAGGTGTAGCTGACCGTCTTGACCTTGACTTGTATGTATCACATGATACAGGTAATACTGAAAACCCTTATGAAGTAGCATTTATGTGGAAAGGCATTATGTTCTTTGGGTTAGAATCTGATGAAGAATATCATACAAGAGGACCAGTAGCATAAGCTACTGGTCTTTTTTAAGAGGTGAGATTATGATGAAGTTTGTAACGACCTGTATAGATGAAAAGACTGGCTATACAATGGTGCTATCAGAAGTAAGCTATAATGTAGCTATGGACTGGTTACAAAGGCAGTGCGAAAAGTATTTCAAGGAGATATTCAGAACCGAGAATAATGGTACAGATGATGTGTGGATATATGTAGGCACACCTAAGAAAGATATAAATCCTATGACAGGAGAGGTAGATGTGTGGTATACAAATCAAGTTGTATTCCACTATGATGAGTCAAGAGGATATTTGATGGAAGAATAATAAAGATAAGCACTAGGAACTTTAACATTCCTAGTGCTTTTTCTTTTTGGATATGTTACCTTATAATTGTAAACAACAGCAGAGAGTAAGTTTTACACCGCTGTGTATATCACCAGTGTAGATGCTGAAATCGCCACATATTGAAAGGAGAAGATATGATACTGAATGATGGATTTTACCCGTCAAAAGAGAGTGGGGTTGTGCTAGAGATGTTTGAGCATGAATGGACAAAACACCCAATGTCCGATAAATATGCGAAGGATATCGTTACTACCAGTAACAGTAATATTCAGACCTACTCTGATGCCTTTATGTCAGAAATGGCGGGTGATGAAATATTTTTTGCAGACTGGATAAGATATAATGAGGGATTACTACCTTACATTAAGAAAGCCGCTGACACAGTGCATTGGCTACACAATGAAGGATATACAGATTACAAAGTAAATATGCAATCCGGGATAATCAAATGATTATCCCTTATAATGGAAGGAGAATAGATATGTCAACTATTATTAGATATGGAACAAAAGCAGGAGAAGAACTTGTAAGGGATATGAATTATAGACATCCTAAAGGAGAGACTCTTTATGATGTGTACGGTAAAGTTTCTTCAAAGAAGGCGAAAAGTTGGGAGAAAATCAGAGATGATTGCAACTACCTCAAAGGTAGACGCCTTCATATCATAGGAGCATCAAGTTATGGGTATTCCTGCATATATGCTTATCCTATATATGACCATAGAGATGAGAGCATTATATCCATGATGATTAGAAAGGAAACAAAGGCGAATACATACGAGATGGAGATGCCTATAGAAGAGTACGATAAGAGGATAATACATAGTAGTACAAGGCGAATAAGATGAAATGTAGGCTACAGGAATTAAATGTTCCTGTAGCTATTCTTTTACCTGTATGCTACCTTATTATTGTAAACAACAAATACACATATGTACTGAAAGGAGTACCTTATGAAGATTCAGATTATGGAAACAACAAACCCTATTTACAGAGTAGTTTTAGAGCATCCTGAGTATGGGATAGAGCGTCACGAAGTGGCTGTAGGGGGATATGACTATAACCCGTTTGATGGTGAAGATGCTTATGATGAGTATGTGGACACATTACTTACAATGTTAGAGGAGAAATACAACCCATATCATATTTGGCATGAGATGCACGTATACGCCGACTATTATATAGACGGTAAGATGTATACATCAGAGATTGTGCGAAAGGAAGATGAGGAATGACCATATTTGATTATATCATAGAACATACTGCAACCGCATTAGAGGAAAGAAAAGAGCGGCTGATTAAGATGGATGCACCAGATATCCTTATAGATAATATAGTGGATGAGCTTATTCGCCTGTATCAAGGGGAGTTAATCTGTTTCGGTGATACCGAATTACTTGATGCAGAATTTAAAACCGTCATTCAGAAGAAAGGGCGAGGTGGTATACTGTACTACACATTTAATGGAGATATCAACTATTTCCCAAAAGCTAAATATGGTAGATTTGTAGCGAAAGGAGAAGTAAGATGAAAACTTATTTGGTAGCTATTAGAGATGTAAGAGGATTCACCATTATAGATAATGAGGGATATGAATTAGAGTTTGACCTTAAAGAAGGCAGCCGTGTAAAGATATATGAACACGTAGAGACCTATAAAGACGAGATTACGGTTAAGTTGTTCAATAATGAAGATATCGGAATAGTCAGCGCACAGGACTTCAAAATCGTTCAGGAGTAAAGGAGAGAAGAGATATGATGAGGAAAGATGTAAGAAAAGTTAATGGCAAGTTTCAGTTATTATTAGGTAAAAAGAATGATGCTACATATTGGCTGCAGAGAGCCCCATTCGACTGTGAATGGTATTGGGGTATAGGATATGTAGAGGGCTATAGAGGTAAAGGAAGTTCAGATAAGAACTGGAGAAGTCACCAACACTTTGATAGATTATTCTTTAATGGACCATCTGACTATAAAACCATGTTTGATAACTTCTTTGATGAGACCCCATTTACAGATAGAGAGGAGTGGCAGATATTAGAGCTTATGAAATCAGCATACACCTGCCGTGAATATTCAGATATGTTATATACAGGTGGGTCACATATATCAAGCACAGTAAAGGTTGAGGCGATAAAGAATGATACAGAGTATGAGAGAATAAATAAACAGGTAATTCCATCAATACTCAATGAGCTATATAAAGTAATGTCGCCAGAAGATGTAAACATAGATATATTTCATAAAGTAAATCCCGTAGTGAGGTGAGATTATGATACACTGTGAGAACTGCCGCTATTATACCGAGAAATTCGACATAGATGATTGGACTGGTGAGTATTTTGATTTCTGTGAGTGCTCCGCATACTGTGAACCTATTGATGATACAAATAAAACAGATTGTCCTGAATATATAGCATTGGGATAACAAATATGGCGACTTTCCAGCGTTTCCACTACATTTAATGATAAAAATATCAAGCGCACAAGTGGAAGCGCTGGAATCGTCTGTAAATGAGTTGATTATTCCTGTTGAATCACAGTAGCGGATATATTACCTTATTAGTGTAGAGAACAACAACAGTTAGTTGAAAGGAGAAAACCTAATATGAAGAAGTTAACATATGAGAGTTCCGTAGCAGAGGTAAATAGAGTAGTAGCAGAGATTCGCCAGATTTGTGAGAGATACAACTTCTGGAACAGAGAAATACGCCCTTACTCTTGGAGAATGACAGTCCGTGAGCTAGTAGAGAGTGAAGGATGGAATAAATATAAGGCTTATACCTTATCATCAAAAGCCGTCATTCGCCAAGAGATAAACGGTTTTGTAGATATTCTTGAACACTGGGTAGCATATGAGAATGAACCTATGGTCAAGATTCACTATATAGCTGGTAGTAAAGTTGATATGATAGAGGAAGTACATGAAAGCCTTGCAGAGATATTCATTCAGGCACAGATGGCAGAGCTGGTGTAAACCAGCTCTTTTACATTCCTGTTGATAAGGTACTGCCTGTGCAGTACCTTATTATTGTAAACAGAAACACACATATGAAAGAGAGGACCCACAAATGTTAATGATGTTAGAAGAAGTATTCCCGAGGCAGAATAGAATGAATGAGTATCCCATGGGGGAAGAGCAAGAGTTCCAGAGCATGAAAGAGTTTATAGACTGGAACATAGAGCAGATTGATGAAATCCTGAAAGATGCTCCAGAGGAGCAGATAACGAAAGACAAGCTGACCAGCGGTGAATATACAGTCTATGAAAAAGATGGAATAATCTATGTAAGAGTGGAGGTAGAAGCATGAAAGTTGCAGAATTACTTGGAGCCATAGGAGAAAATCAAGATTACTATATTGTGACCGCTGATAGAAGGCCTGAAGTAATAGATGTGAAAACGGCGGTAGAACATGATGCGAATGTTTTAGGAATTGTAGCAGTAAGAGAAAACCTTATAAGGATAGAAACTAATTTCAAGTGGTATTTATGAGAGGAGAATAGCAAATGATAGTAGTAAAGCCAGTAAGAGGAAATCATGTTATAGAGGTCACCGATTTTGGTAAATCAATGTATGGGGGTTGGTACTTAAACTTCTATGACCCTACATACGATAAGTATGACGGCATAAGAAGAGATACACTCCGTGAATTATGTGCGTGGTTAGGTGTAAGTAGGACAGCCTTAACTAGAGATGTAAGGAGATTAGATAACTAATATTCCAGTTGAAAGGGTACTGCATGAGCAGTACCCTATAATTGTAGACAACAACACACACATATGCGAAAGGAGATACCGATATGCAGAGAAGAAAATCATTATCCGAGAAGGATATCAGAACAGTTTTAGCCATCATTGAGAGCTAACGTGAACAGAACCATTATAACTATGAGGAGATGAACAGAAATATGGGCAGCCTTACAATCGAAGAGATGATGGCGCTAAATAAAAAGCTAGAAGATTGGTACCATAAAGATGATGTAGTAGATGAACTTGAGGATGTAGATATGGATGAATATAGGGAATCCTATAATGATTACATCCATTCATATATCTATTGATAGAAAGGAGAACCGATATGAAACTTTACAGAGACAAGGAAACAGGAAAGAAGTTATATCCAGTTTGTTCATGGGAAAAGAATCAGCACAAGTTATACAATGCCATAGATAGGGCACATAATGCAGTATCGGACCTTCTTGAAGATAAGAATGCCTCATATGAGGATATAGACAAAGCAGAAGAGTGGGTGACAGAGATAGAAAGGCTAACGAGTATATTCGATAGCCATGTAGCCCCAAATGGTATAGTCTATGCGTTATGGGAAGATGCACAGAAAATAAAAGATGTAATATGGGCATACAATGCCAGACATTGAGAAAGGAGAACCAATAATGACAAAAGCATACGCAATAGGGGATTACAGTTACAAAATGGTAAGTGAGGCCATAGAGATGGTCAATCAGAACTGCGACAATGAGGGCGAAAAGAGGATACCCATGAAGTTCTACCATCTATATAATGCAGATGATAATGGGTGGTATGTAGAGTGTCTGCATGAAGAGGATGAACCAAGATTAGAGAGACACCTTAACTATATATTTGGTATAGAGTGACTGGAAAATAAGGCGGGCGAAAAGACAACCTAATCCATTTAAAAATCAATATATAGAACTAGGCAAATATAAACCATCACCATAATATAGAAATCAATCTAAATCATAGAGGCCATGTAGCAATACATGACCTTTTAGTGTATACCATATGTCAATCTGTAGAAATCAAAAAGAGGGCGGTATAAGAGTCCTGTCCATCTATACCAATTATTATAACCAAATACACTACCATATATAATATCTAAAGAAACCATCTAAATACCATTGTTTAGCCATTTATGCCATGCCTTTATTTGGCTCGTATCTAGTGCCATTCAGTAGCCATCTAGCCATTTCGCTATTTCCATTCTTAGACCATATGCCCTACAACCCTAATCATATAGACTATCACTAGCCTATCACCCTGGTGCCGTCCGACAAGATTTGCAAGCTATTTTTCAATTTTTTAGTAAAAGGTTGCATTTTTTGTCATGCCTTTATAGGCCATTAGGGGCTATCCCAAACTCCCTCATTCCCTTTATGCATTTTGCACAAATGGCACCAGGCCATTAGCTTTGCAGTCCTCTTAGAGGTTTTAGCGGGCGTCCTTATGAGGGAAAAGTGCCGAAAAAAAGGGGGTTGGTATCCGACTGGAAAAAGCCCGCCAAAATTTGTTCGTCAAATTGCACAATAAACCTGTTGAATGGTTATAGGGGCTAGAGTACCATAAAATAAAAAACAGCACACACATGAAAGAGAGGAAACCAAAATGACAAAAGCACAGAGATGGGACCATTTAGTAAAGAGATTTGAGAGCTTCACCGAATTACAGAGAAGGGACCTAGATGTAGAGAAGTGGGATGATGCTATAAACAAGATGTACGGATGGATAATCGCCGCATCAGAGTTCAATCCTGATTTAGAAGATGATATATCAACCCTTTGGACAGAGACTTATAATAGGGAGTTTAAGCAGAGGTATATGAAGTAATATCCATCTACCCCATTTATATAGAAGAAACAGGGTTGCCATTAGTGGCAGCCCTTTTTATTGCATATTTTGACCTATGGCCATTAGAGGCCTATGGCCATTATCCATTTCGCCCATTGCCCCATTGGCCCATTCCTCTACAGGCCCTTTGCTGACGTAGGCCATTGCAGTCCCCTGGCCCCACACACAGGTGGTGTGGTGGTATGTGAGCTTCGCTCACAGAGGATCTGCTTGCACACAATGTAATTGTAAACAATAACATTGTTTACAATGAATATACATAAAAATGATAGATTTATGTAAAAAGTGTATATCTACTATATAATGCAAAAAATTGAAAACTTTTTAAATTTGTTGTTGTAAACAATATCAAGTTATGATAATATGATATTGAGCTTCAATGAAGCGTGAGCTTTGAAGCGTGTTCTACATATTGCACTTTGACAAACATAGACACTTACGTGTCTATCATATGGAAACGTAAATATCACAATATGAAACGGAGACAAGTATCATGGAAAAAACAACTATTTTTAGCAACTATTCACTCAAGCAAGCAACATTCGATAACACAAACAAGCGTGTTGCAATGACAGACAAAGAGCTTGCAACGCTCAAAGCACTTTGCAAGACAAAAACGTTTGGTCTTGTATCGCTAATTGATGATATCGACAATATTGCAACGTTCAATGGTGACTACGATTGTAAACTAGCTCAAAGCGGAAACGCAAAAGAGCACACATTAGTTTCGATATGGAGTCGTAACGCTGTAAAGCACGTTACAAAAAAGAGCGATTATCGTGATTTTGGGGTTCGTTTTCACGTAGACAAGCTAGCAAAGCTTTATAGCAATAAAGACTTTGCAAAGCTGATAAAAGATAGCAGCGTGCAAGTATACTCACATAAAGATGGATTAGAAATCAGATTTACGTTTAACACGTTGTCAGATGCTATCAAGTTTATAGCTGATATCGACAACGCAACAAAAGAGACTAGCAAAGCAAAAGAGCAAAAGAGCAAAGCAAAAGAGACTAAAGCAAAGCAAAGCAAAACAAAGTCTAAAGAGACTACAACAGAAAAGAGCATCACAGCATGATAATAACTTTTCTAGTCATCACTTTTCTAATCTTTTTTGCAATTGCTAGATTGACTCGATAAAGAAAAAGAGCTACTCAAAAAAGAGTAGCTCTTTTTTTGTGCTTGTAAAACGTGTTCACTATAATGCTATTTTATGCGATTTTTCGATTTAAGACGTTTTTGCGTTGCACCTGATAAAATGTTCGATAGTGATATTTACGTTGCTAAAATCGCTAAATTTTACGATTTAAGACTATTGACAAAAATGCATTTATATGTTACACCACCCCCTACCCGTACATACGTTCGATTGCTACGCAAGCTCTGATGTGAGCTTGGACACACAGGTTAGGGGTTTTCATAAGACCGTCACAAGTCATTGAGGAACTTACCATACGTGCAGGTCGTGGATTTTCTACCAGGACAGATTTTCTAAATACCGTGGGCGCTCAAAGTTGTAAAAATGACCGACTTTATGTTATAGTATGTTTACAGAAAGCGAGGAAGGATTTTATGTCGCCGACACCTATTACAAAAGCTAGAACAATAGCAAATGCACTGAATCAGATATATGGAACTCATATAGTGATAAATACGTCACAGTTCTTTGGAGGCGAAGGTAAACTTGTCAGGATGTATGTTATTAAAGATGCGTACTATTATGGGGGTAAGAGTGCGTATTCTGACAAGGAGCTGTTTAAAACGGCTTCGGGGATATATGCACTGATGTTTATGGTGGATATGCTTGATGCCTTCAAAGGAAAAGAGGTTACTGACAGAGGTAATGAAGGTTATCAGAATGTTTTAGCTAGGAAGAATGGGTTGGCTAACATAGATTACATGGTTAAAACTTATTTAGTAGGAGGACAGGAAGATGACGATTAACTCACAGATACCAGATGATGCTTCACCGAGAACGCTGGATAAATTGCTTACAGGAACTTGCATTACACATGATGGCTCAAGAATCTCACCTAAACAGGATAAATTCATCAACTTGTACATCAAGTATTCTGACCCGGCGCAGGCTGCAGAAGAAGCAGGGTACATGGTACGCAATACTCGTAAAGACAAGAGGGCGGCCTATGCTCGTAAGGGCAAAGAGTTGCTTAGGGATGACACTATTAGAAATGAAATTGCCGCAAGGATGGATGACATTAGGGGAGCTGAAATTGCGGATGCTAAAGAGGTGCTCATCTATCTCACAAGAGTTATGAGAGGAGAAATTAAAGACCAGTTTGATTTAGATGCTCCGTTACAGGAAAGAACTGCGGCGGCTAAGGAGTTGAATCGCAGACTCAGAGAATTAGAGCAGGATAAAGAAATGGGTGGAACTGGTAAAGAAGTTCATCTCATACTAAGGAGAGAGTGATTTATGAGCAGACCTAAAAAAGCGAAGGAGCATAACGGCGAGATTATCTTGGATGTTAATGAAGCCGTTGCTCCTTGTTATTTTAAAGCTATGGATGACATTTTAGACCATGGGCATGTGCATTATGTATTTAAGGGCGGTAGAGGTAGTGCTAAATCTTCTTTTATCAGTGAGATGCTACCACTAATACTTATCAATAACCCTAAAGTGCACGCAGTAGTGTTTAGAAAAGTAGGTAATACTATTAAGAACTCTGTGTGGTCACAGGTAGTTTGGGGAATAGATAAATGGGGATTAAGAGAGTATTTTCAGATACCGAAGACTATAGCTAATCCTATTGTTTATAAACCCACAGGTCAGCAGATTCTTTTTATGGGATTAGATGACCCTAATAAAGTCAAGTCTGTAAAGCTACCTTTTGGATATATCGGAGTTACTTGGTTCGAGGAGCTTGACCAGTTTGCAGGCGAAAAAGAGATACGAAAAGTATTACAGTCAACAATGCGTGGTGGCTTAAACTTCTGGGACTTCCGTTCATTCAACCCACCTATATCTAATCTTAACTGGGCTAATCAATATGCTACGGATGCTCTTTCAAGAGAGAATACCCTAGTAACATCAACTAACTATATAGACATTCCATCAGAGTGGTTAGGACAAGCATTTATAGATGAAGCTGAGGACCTTAAAGAGACTAATCCAAGAGCTTATGAGCATGAGTATTTAGGTATACCTGTAGGTACTGGTGGTAATGTCTTTGAAAATGTAGAGCCTATGTACATGAATGATGACTTTATACTTGGCTTTGAGAGATGGTTAAGAGGAGTCGATTGGGGATGGTTCCCAGACCCGTTCTCATTTACATTGAGCCACTTTGAGCCTTCTACTAGAAATCTCTATATATTTGGAGAGTTCAGATGCAATAAAATGTCCAATAAGGCTACGTTTGATAAGGTATTCAATGAATTAAGAATAGCTAATCGACCTTTTGCTTCGCCTGATGATATCATCATATGTGATAGTGCAGAGCCTAAGTCTATCTCTGACTGGAAGAGTTATGGCGCATACGGCGCTAGACCTGCAAAGAAAGAGCCTGATAGTGTCAACTACTCAATGAAGTGGTTACAGTCCTTAAAGCACATCTATATAGACCCTAAGAGATGTCCTGAGACTTATAAAGAATTTATCGAGTATGAATATGACAGAGATAAGGATGACGAGGTTATCAGTGGATATCCTGATGCAAATAACCACTCTATAGACTCAATTCGTTATGCCACATCAAAGTATTGGGTAAGAAGAGGTCAGTAATTTATTGAAGGCATGAAGGCTTAATGATATACTACATATATAAAGGTATTATTCATAAGGAGAGTAAAAATGAGCTTATGGGATAAATTGAAAGGAGTATGGTATAAGATGACTGGCAGGGAGGTAGTAGAGAAAATATTATCAGTTAAGCCCGCTATATCCGCAGATATGCAGAATAATATAATGCTGTGGTCGGATATGTATGAGGGTAGAGCCCCATGGCTAAAAGAGCCAGATTTAGCTAACGGAGAGTATGAAAGAGTTGTATCACTTGGACTTCCTGCTCTTATCGCTAGTGAAAAAGCTAGAATGGCTACACTTGAAATGGAGAGTGAAATTACTCCTCCAATGAAAGATGTAGAGAAAGAGAATCCAGATTATCAGCCACCTGGTATTGATGCAGAGGGTAACCCTACAATGGGACAGGGTGCTATGACTATTACAGAGCCTGAGCCAGATGGTCCTACAGAAAGGGCTAATTTTTTAAATGATACTTACCAGAAGAAGCTGATTAAACATATTCGTAGACAGGTTGAATATGGTATAGCTAAAGGTGGACTTATTATTAAACCTTATGTGTTGCAGTATGACGAAGGCTCACCTACAATAGAGGATGAGACAAAAGAGGAGAGCGAAAGACTTTCATCAGAGAAGCCTTTGCCTAAATACGAAGTAGAATATGACTTTGTACAGGCAGACAGATTCTACCCTCTATCTTTCGATAACAATGGAAAGATTACAGAAGCTGCCTTTATGCAGACAAAAGTTGATAACGATAAGATTTACACACGAATAGAGCATCATAAGCTAGAAGGCAGAACAATCACAATAAAGAACTATGCTTTTGTGAACACAAACAACTCTAATTTAAGAGGTATATTGAGAGATGTAAACAATATAGGAAAGCCTTGTAACTTATCAGAAGTTCCAGAATGGGCTAATATTCAGGAAGAAGTCCAGATAAAGAATGTAGACAGACTTTTGTTTGGATATTTCAAAATGCCTGAAGCTAACACTATCGACCCATATTCACCACTTGGTGTATCAGCATACAGTAGGGTTGTATCACTTATAAGGGATGCAGATGAACAGTATTCAAGACTTTTATGGGAGTTTGAAGGTGGTGAACTTGCTATTGATGTAGACCGTGATGCTATGAAGATACAGGAGTACCAGAATGGACAGCATCAGACAAGACTTCCAGCTAAACAGGAAAGATTGTTCAGAAAGGTTGACTTAAATAGTGAGGAAACTTATGAAGTATTCTCACCAGCATTAAGAGATGAGTCTATAGCACATGGTCTTGACTTGATACTTACAAGAATAGAGGATGTTGTAGGATTCAGTAGAGGTACAATATCAGAAGATACTGATGTTGCAATAAAGACTGCTACAGAGCTTAAAATCAACAAACAGAGAAGTTATTCAGCTAATAGAGATATCCAGCTTGCATTGGAAGACGCCTTAAGAGATGCAGTCTACGCAACTGATGTACTTTGCACACTATATCAGATTACTCCTTCTGGCGAGTACCAAATGTCATTTGAATGGGATGATTCCATTATAGTAGATATGGACACAGAGCTTGAAAAAAGAATGTCCATGATAAATGCAGGTATTACATCTAAACTTGAAACAAGGATGTGGTACTTTGGCGAGACTGAAAATCAGGCTAAAGCCGCATTACAAAAAGTTGATGATGAGAAAAAGCATAGCATGGAAACAAACATTCAGGCACAGGCTCAACTTGGAGATATGGCTCAAGGTAAAGACTTTTCTGGAGACAACAATAATCCTGAAGGTAAGTTGAAACAGAAAACTTTTAATTCTGCTGAACAGACAGCGGCAAGTAAAGGAGGTCAAAAATGATAAGAGTCCTTAGTGTAGATTATTTAGATGAAGGAAAGAAACAGGCTAAAGTATTCATGGAGGCAGATACTAAAGCAGAGGTTACAGATGGAGCTGAGTTTATAGGTATGCCTAAAGGCTATACTCCTGCCCCATTTAGTAGAATTTTTACTGCTTCAAAAGAACTAGCAATCATGCAGTCCGATGGCACATGGGTATGGTAAAGGAGGAGTATGATGAGTAAAATTGACATGAGCGCCGTATCTATGGCATATGGTATGTCACAAAAGAGTGCTGAAAATTTAGTTAGGGGTGCTGGAGCTATACAGGGTAAATCTGCTTACACTATTGCCGTTGAAAATGGATTCAGCGGCACTGAAACAGAGTGGCTAGCCTCCCTTAAAGGCGAAAAGGGAGATAAAGGAGATGCTGGCACAAATGGTACAGCCGGCTCAATGACTGATTTTGAGAAGTTTTGTGAAAATATGCACCTGGATTATGCCTATGATGCTGATACAAATGCAAATTATACTGTAATGAGAATATATAAGACTAAAACAGATGGCTCTAAGCAATATCCATTCGTAAGAACTTTAGACCAAAATCTTTCCGCATTAGAGTTATCTGAAAATGAAGATTGGTTCGTTATTATAAATGCTGGGCTCGGTGTACCTGGTGGAGCAAGATACGATGGAGTGGTCATAGAGAATGGAAATATCATCAACAATGAGCCAGCAGTATATCATGCAGGAGCGCAACCCTTAACAATAGATGCTAATGGGGATTTGAACTATGCAGAGGCAGACACAAAAGGTCATGAGTTTTTAGAAGATGGTATAGTATCTGTGACATGTGGTTTTTGCCCAATCATAATAAATTATACTCCAGTATCAAGTTTTCCAAGTGTTTCAAATGTATCACATTTTGGTCAAAACGCTCAAAGACAGATAATCGGACAATTTGGAAATGGTGACTATGCAATCATTACTTGTGAAGGCAGAAATTTTGACCATTCAGATGGGTGGACTTTGGCAGAAGCTCAGACTATATGCCAAAAGTTAGGGCTTAAATTTGCTTACAATCTTGATGGCGGTGGTAGTACAGAAACAGTTCTTGGTAAGAAACAATTAAATTCAATCTATGAAAATGCAAAAGGACGAAAAATTGCATCATTTATTGTGTTCAATGGTAAGACTACTATGGATATAACACCAGTTGCTAAAAAACTTGTCGGATTATCTGCTACTAAAGTTATTACCAACTATGAGATTGGTGATAGCTTTGATACCACTGATATTGTAGTAAACGCTGTTTATTCGGATGGAACTACAGAGGATGTAACTTCAAATGCGACTATTGATACCAACAATATCAATATGAACGCAGAGGGTCAATATCTGATAACAATTAGCTATACACAATCTGGCAAAGTAGTTTCTACAAGTATATCCATTAGTGTTATAGGTACTGAACCTGATACTCCAAGTGTTCTGCCGGAAGGATATACTCAGCTCAAATATGTTTCAGCAAATGGTAATCAGTATGTAAATACTGAGGTTAATGAAACTCAAAGTGTTCACGCAAAATATGAAGTAAGTATATCAGATATGCCAGCAGCCAATGGTAATCACATACTATCTAGTGCCAATACATTCTTCCCATTCTTAAAAGCAAACTACGGTAATGCAGATGTACATATACTCGGTACAAAGTTAAAGGGTGGAGAATCTATTACAGATGGAAGTATGTCATATGATTGGCAATTTAACACAAAATATTTAATTGAAGGATATATTGATGGAAAAATCTTCATCAATGACATACAATGTGCAACAGTAGGTGCGGCTAATTACGCATCAGCATCAAATATGTTATATCTATTTGCATATGGTGGTAATGTAGGCAATGGCACATATCGTTTTCATGGAAATCTATATAGTTGTAAGATATATAATATGGATGACCAACTTATACGAGATTTTGTTCCATGTGTTAATGGAAATGGTGTTGCTGGACTGTATGACCTTGTAAGTCAAAAATTCTATCATAGCGACTCAGGCACAGAATTGATTGCTGGCACAACTTGACATAATATTATTAAAAATATGCCTACATTCTGTTTACAGTAGCGAAAATATGTTCTATAATGATTTTGGGTGAGATGTTGATTTTGTCAATTCTGCCCTCCTACTGCCCACAGTAGTACACCCCGTTCTATTGTGGGCGCTAGATAATAACTCGATATGAGATTATTATAAATAAGTCTTGTAGTCGGACATTTAAACGGCTACACATTCCAGTGTAGAAAGTGACTACACATTTAAACAATAAACTGATATAAGAATGTAGAAGGAGAAAAGTATGTTACTAAAAGAAATTTTTGACAAGGCTACTTCCGAGAACAAGTCTTTAACTTGGGAGGAGTTTGAAGCACTTGCGAAAGAAAACAAGGCAAAGTTTACTGACTTATCAGAAGGTAAGTATGTAGACAGACAGAAGTATGAGGATGACCTTGCAAAGAAGGACACAGAGATTACCACTCTGAATGACACAATCACAACTAGAAACAATGATTTAGAATCATTGAAGGTCAAATTAGCTGATGCAGGTAATGATGCAGGGAAGTTGGAAGAACTCAACAGTAATCTAACTGCTCTACAGGCCAAATATGATGCTGACACCGCAGCATTACAGACCAAGTTATCAGCACAGGCATATGAATTTGCGGTTCGTGATTTTGCCGGTAAACAGAAATTCTCTAGTGAAGCCGCTAAACGTGATTTCACACACTCTATGATAAAGAAAAATCTTCCTATGGAAGATGGTGTAATAATGGGAGCAGATGATTATATGAAAGTATATGCTAAAGCAAATGCCGATGCATTTATTCAGAAAGATACTACTCCAAAGACACCTGCTCCAGAGTTTTCAGGACCAACACCTGGTGGAAAACAGACTGGTGCTAAAATGTCATTATCAGAGATGATGGCAAAGAAAAATGAAAATCCAGATTTTGTAATAAGTTTTGACTAACTGAAAGGAGATTAAATTATGCCATTTTTTGATGCGAAATTATTTAATGGTGAAGTATTTCAGAAATACGTAGACAGAATCCCAAATATGCACCTCAACACACTCATTAAGTCTGGTGCAATCGTTGGAAGACCTGAGCTTGCTGGCTCAATGTCAGACCAGGTTGGTGGAAACTACCTCACAACCCCATTGAAGGGTCTTATCGGTGGAACACCACTTAACTATGATGGTGTAACAAACATCACATCAACTGGCACACAGACATACTCACACAGCAGAGTTGTTGTTGGTCGTGCTAAAGCATGGACAGAGAAGGACTTCTCATACGATATCACAGGCGGAGTAGACTTCATGCAGAATGTTGCAGAGCAGGTCGCTGAATATTGGGATGAGCAGGACCAGGCACTTCTTATCAAGATTCTTGATGGTGTGTTCTCAATGACAGATGATGCAGGAGCAGAGTTTGTAGAGGAACATACACATGATGTATCTGGTGTAACAAATAGTGAGGGCGTTCTTGGATATATGGATGCTACAACACTTAACACTGGTATGCAGAAAGCTATGGGCGACCATAAGCAGAAGTTCAGCCTTACTCTTATGCATTCCGCAGTAGCTACACATCTTGAAAATCTCAAGGTACTTGTTTACCTTAAGTACAATGATGCAAATGGTATTGAGAGAGACCTCAATATTGCTACACTCAACGGACGTATGGTAATCGTTGATGACGATATGCCTGTAATTACAGAAGGCACTGGCACATCAGCAGTTAAGAAGTATGTAACTTATGTCTTTGGACAGGGTGCAGTAGAGTACACAAACTGTGGTGCTAAAGTTCCTGCTGAAATGGCAAGAGACCCTTATAAGAATGGTGGTGAAGATACACTCATCACAAGAAACAGAAAGTGCTTTGCACCTTATGGTATCTCATTCAAGGGTATCGGTGATATCGCTACACTTTCTCCTACAGATGCCGAGCTTGCAACTGGCGCTAACTGGGAGATTGTTAATACTGGTGGTACTAACAAGATTTATCTTCCTCACAAGGCTATTCCTATTGGAAGAATCATTTCTCTTGGTTGATAGTTCCTCCTATCATACCATATAAATCAAGAAAGGCGGTAGAGTCTATGTATCTAAATTATGATGAATATTCAGAATATGGTGGTACCTTAGATGAAACCGCCTTCAATGATTTAGAATTTGATGCAGAAGCTACAATAAACTGGTATACATTTAACAGATTGAAGAGACCTGAATGGGCATATGTTTTAGAGACTCAGGAACTTAAAAGATGTATGTACCAGCTTATCAGAATCAAGCGGATTGAGAATGAACTTTTAGCATCTAGTGTTGGAGGAGTTGGTCTTGATACAGCTTGGAAGAAAGAAGCTGGCATAACACAAGAAACAAATGATGGTGTATCAGTAAGTTACAACACTATGAGTTCTGGTGATATTATGGCTTATGTCAACGGAGATAAGACAAAGCAAGATTTAATCAAAAAATATCTCGGTAGTATGGTCAACGATTTAGGTAGACAATTACTATATCGCGGAATCTATAGAGGGGAATAAGTATGATTGGATATATATTCTGTGCTGAAAACACAGTGACACACAAGAAATATATTGGTAAATATTTAAGTGTGAAGTTTGATAAGAAATTCATTGGTAACGATTCTGACGTCCTGGCTGACGCTGGAAAGTACGGTGCAGATAAGTTTATAGTTAATATGCTAAAGGCTTGTGAAACCGTTAAGGAATGCGATTATATGTATGATGAAATTGTTAAGCAGTTCCATGCTGAATCAGATGTTAACTACTATAATTGCAAGAAAGCTGTTAAATCAGTTGAAGTTACAGAAGATATTGAACAGGAAGATAAACCAAAGAAATCTCGTAAGAAGAAAGCGATTGTAGAGGAATGAATACATACGCATCATGGTGGGATGATACAGTAACTTTATACAATAAATATGTAGACCCTACTACAAAGAAGGTTAAGTGGTATCGTCATGTTCTCAAGGATTGTTTCTATAAACATACACTTGAAAAAGTTACAGTAGGGAAAACTACTATTGATGCTAATTCATCTCTTTGCCGCATACGTGTTTCTGATGATTTTGTAGATAAGAAATCATGGATGAAACTTGATGAATCTGATAGAGCAGAGAAATTTACTTTATCAGGCGGCGATATAATCGTAGCGGATGAAATTGAGTTTGAAATAGATGAGTATACACAGGGTAAAAGGTCATCCGATTTAATCAAAGAAAATAAAGATTGGCCTGGATGTTTCACTATTGAGATAGTAAATATCAATGTAGGTGGTGGAAGAGGTAATGAGCATTATCATGTAAGAGGTACATAATATGGCAGTTGAACTTAAAATACGTGTACATACAGAAACTCTCGAAGCTAACCTCAAAAAACGAATTGAAGGATTTAAAAAAGAATTACTGTCTGATGACATAAAACGTCAGGCTGCAGATATATATAAAGATTGTATTGAGCCACTTGTACCTAAAGATGTAGGAAATTTAAGAGATACCGCTGAAATTTTAAAGTATAAAGGCACATATGGAGTATATTATCCTGTTAAATATGCAAATGCACAATATAGAGGATATAACGGTAAAGGTGTTATACGAGATTACACTACTCCAGGTACAATAGACCATTGGAACCATCATATGTCAACAGCAGATAGACAGGCATACTATGATTTAGTGAAAGAAATGATTTTAGAGAGGATGAATAATGGATAAGAATGTAGCTATGATAAAATTTTTAATGCAATGTCCAACTATTCAAGAAAATCCTCTGTTTTTCAATTTTGCTGATGAAGAAGATGGTAACAATCATCTTATCACTGGCAGAGATTCTATAAAGAAGTCATATATTGACGGAAGTGTACTAAAACAGTATACTTTTACTATAGCCAGTTATTATTCGGTTTCTCATAATGCGATAATAAATGATGAAGATTTACCATATATCACAGATGAAAACATTGAAAACATGGCTAAAATCCAAGAGATTTTAGATTGGATAGATGAGCAAGCTGATAATTACAATTTTCCCGATTTTGGTACAGAGTGTGTTGTGGAAGAAATGAAAACACTCACTACTGACCCAGACATTGATGGAATAGATACTTCTGTAAATCCTCCCATAGCAAGGTACTCAATCGGTGTAAAAGTGAGTTACCAAGATAATTCAAGAGTGATTTGGAAATAATGAAAGGAGAAAAATATGGCAGACAATTTCAACCTTAAGCCCGGTCAGAGAGCAGAAAGAAAAATGCTCATCACTGTAGCCGAGTGGACAGAAGGAACCTCTACTGTAAGAGAGTTTCTTGGCACAAGAACAGAGGACTCATCTATTGAGTACAATTCAGAGGTAACAACAACCACTGATATTCTTGGTCATAACTATACAGACCTTGAAAGAACTCAGCCTCAGCAGACATTTGATGAGTCACCTATCATTGGCGGAGATAAGCTCAAAGCTAAACTTAATGATATCAGAAGAAGAAATGCAATCTCTGAATTGCAGGGCTTCACAATCTATATCATTACAGCTTTCGTTGGAGATTCTACAAACGGTTATGCCGCTGAAAAGCACGTTGATTGCTCAATCACATATGATTCAATCGGTGGTGATACAAAGGTTAACTTCCCTTATACCGTTCACTTCTCTAACAAGATTACTACTGGAACAGTTGATGTTCTTTCAGAGGACTTCAAGTTCACAGCAGATGTAACTGTTTAAAAATTAGGAGGGTAATAAAATGGCAAAATCAACATCAAAACTCTTTAAAGAGGAAGAACCAAAACCAATGCAGGAAGACGCTATGAATCTTCCAGAAGAAGTAAATGAGATGTTACCACAGGAAACAATTCCTGCTGAACAGTCAGAAGTAGTTGATACTCCTGCACCATCAAATGATGATATTCAGGATATCGACCTTTCTGCTATCAAGAAAAAGAGATTCAGAATCAATGGCGACCCTAATAAGATTCTTGAACTCAACACAAGTGATTTGAGCATTACATCTCGTCTTTCAAAATCTTACGAAAAACTTAACAAGTACATGGATGAAGTTGGTAAAGAACTTCAGGCAGTACCTGATAGTGGAGAAGAGGAGCTTTCAGAAGACCAGGAAAGACTTGTTGAGGAAAATCTCGCAAAGATTGATGCAAAGATGAGAGAGGAAATAGACTACATCTTTGATGCTCCTGTTAGTGAAGTATGTGCAGATGAGGGTTCAATGTATGACCCATTCAATGGAATGTTTAGATTTGAACATATCATTGACGCCATCACAAAACTCTATGAGAACAACCTCAATAGTGAGTTTAACAAGATGAAGCGTAGAGTGTCAGCAAAGACCTCAAAGTATACAAAGCACTATCACAACTAAACTGAATAAGGAGCTCCGTGTATGTATGAATTACCTACGGAGATAATTATTGAAGGCATTCCGTATCGTATACGAAATCAAGGAGATTTTCGCATGATATTGGATGCCTTTTCTGTTTTAGAGGATGAAGAACTTGACCAACAGGAAAGAATTATCTCTGCTTTAATGATATTTTATGATGACCTCAATGAGATTGAGGATGTATTTAATGATAAACACCTCGAAGAGAGAGTGAAACAGATGTACTGGTTCTTTAGAGGCGGTAAAGAAGAAGATTCTAGTAATACAAATGGGCAAAAACTTATAGATTGGGAGGGAGATAGTGCTATAATAATATCAGCGATAAATAATGTTGCCGGGAGAGAAGTTAGAGCTCCAGAGTATACTCATTGGTGGACATTTCTAGCTTATTATATGGCAATAGGAGAAAGTACATTAGCTACAGTCGTTGGTATCAGAAATAAAATCGTTAAAGGTAAATCTCTTGAAAAGTGGGAGAAAGAATATAGACAGCACAATCCCCAATATTTCCACTGGAATCATAAGTCAATAGATGAGATAGAAGCTGAACAATGGCTAGCAAGTGTATGGAATAAAAGTAAGGAGTAAACTATGGGCGAAGAAGATGTAATCATCCCTATAAAAGTAGAGGTACAAGATTCAGATTCTACCACCTCATATTTAGCTAAACTAAAGTCACATCTCGACAGTATCCAAAAGTCTCTTTCCGCAGATTCTAAAGGAAATACTACTCTTGAAAATGTTAAAAATGCAGCCCAGCAGTCTATAGAACATATAGAGCAGTTGAAAGAGGAATTGGGCAGTATTACACAAGAGTCCGCAGAGAATAATGAATTTGTCAAAGAGTTGTTTAATCTCTATATGCAGGTTAAAAGAGGTGTTGGCGAGTATGCGGGAGCTTCTGATAACGTAATAGCAACACAAAAAGAAATGTGGCAAGAAGCTAAAGACTATAATGCGTCTTATCAAAAAGAGTCTCAGGAACGAGCTGATGCCGCAGTAGCTAGTATAGATGCGGAATTAAAAGAATTATATCAACTTATTAGAGCATATCAAGTTTTGGCACATAATATATCACAAACTGGAGATATACGCACGTTAGGTGCTAAAGCTACTGACCCTGATTATCAGAGCAATAAGGACAGACTTAATGACACAGGAACTCCATTTCAAGCTAGAGCTGTGATAGAAGCTAAGAGAATGGAAGAAGAATTAGCTAGAGCTGAAGAGGAACGAGCTAAGGCCGAAGAAGAGGCCGAAAGGGAAGCTCAAAGGGCCACACAAGCACAAATAGCATCACTTAACAAAGAAAGAGCGGCAGTACAACAGTCTACAGCTCAGTATTATTACAAACTACGTTCGGTTAAGATGTTACAACACACTGTTGGTGAAATATCTGGTGTGTTAAATAAGTTTGGAGCTACCTCTTTAAGAGTTGCTAGTAAATCATTAAGTGCATACTTAAAATTGATTCCTGGCGTATCCAGACTGCAAAAGGCTATGTCTAAAACACATAGAACACAAAAGAGCTTTAATAATGAGTTAAAGAATACAAATAAACATTCTGAAGGATTTAATTTCTCCCTCAAAGATTTAATAAAGAACCTGTTGAAATATACTCTAGGTATAAGGTCATTATTTGTACTATTTAACAAGTTAAGAACCGCTATGGTTAATGGCTTTAATGATATGGTTAAAGTCTATGACCCTGTAAACCAGCAGTTATCTTCTATATCAACGTCCCTTTTACAGATGAGGAATGCTATAGCGGCTGCAGTTGAGCCAATGTTATCTGTTTTAGCACCAGCATTAGAGAGAATAGCTAATCTTGTAGCAGATGTGGCATATAAAGTAGCATCATTTATTGCCGCACTTACTGGAAGAAACATGGTAATAAAAGCTACAAGGGCACAAGTTAACTATGCTAAATCTCTTGATAAGACTGCTGGCTCTGCTAAAAAAGCAAAGAATGAATTAGCCGCTTTTGATGACCTTGATGTTTTACAGAAGCATGATAGCGGTGATGATGGAATGCCTGATGCAGGAGCTATGTTTGAAGAGGTTCCTATTGATGAGACAATGAAAGATTGGGCTGAAAAGTTTAAAGAGTTTTTGGATAAACTCATGGCACCAATTATGAAAGCATGGGATAGAGTCAAGGACTATGTAATAAATGGTTGGAAATATATGTGCCAACAGCTCAAAGCATTGTGGGCAGATGTTGCTAGAGATTTCTGGAGAGTATGGGGCGAGTTCAAAACAGAAGAGATGTTCAGATATATCTTCTTGTCAATAGGAGATATATTACTCATTATTGGTGAACTTGCGGCTAAGATACGAGAAGCATGGAACTACGCTGAAAATGGATATAGGATACTTGCATCCATAAGAGATATTTGTTATGAAATTGCTAAACATTTCCATGACATAACCAGTTATACAAGAGATTGGGTACAGGAACAGTTAAATCTTAAACCTCTATTTACTGCTATAGCTGATGTTATGCAGAATCAAGTTGTGCCCGCAGTAAGAAGAGTATTAGATTTAGTAGTTCTTATAGCTACTCAAGGTGTATTAGAGTTAGCAAGGGACTTCATCAACACCAATCTGCCAGTACTTGTTAGGGCAGTAGGATATTTTATTGAAGGCTTCGGTCTTATAGCCAGAAGATTGCAGACTGCATTAGAAACTGGTACAAAAGCTGGTGACCATATTGAATATACAAGAAGTAGATTACAACAGTTACTTGACAAGGTAGAGCATTTCTCCCACCTAATCTCAGAAACATTTAAACAGATGGGAGAAGATTTCAAAGACTGGGCAGATAAACTTAATTTTAGACCACTTATAGACTCTTGTATCGAATTACTGAATAATCTTACACCTTTGTTTGAGTTCTTGTTTGGCAAGTTTGAGTGGTTAGATGGTCAGTTTGTACATACAGAAGGCGCTGTAGGAAAACTTTGGAATGAAACTATATTACCATTTTGGGAGTATCTCATAGAAGATGGTGGTCCAAGACTTTTAGATATACTTGGTCAAATATTCGGGGAGTATGATGAAGAGACAGGATTAGGTATAGATTGGGAACACTTCACAGAAACATTCAATACATTTGTAGATGCACTTGAGCCATTTTTTGAACTAGCTTGGGAAGTATTGCTACAGATAATTGAAGATTTAGGTAAAGCATTTGATGATTTTGTAAACTCAGGCTCACTTGATTGGATTGTTAAGCATTTCAAAGATTGGGTAGATAATGCAGACCCTGAGGAAATAGCCCATAAACTTGAAAAATTTGTAGAGATATTTATTGGTGCTGTGGCCGCATTCAATCTTGCTAATACAGTGATATTACCATTTGTTGAAAACTGGATGACATTCCATAACTTTGCCAACAACATAGCGATGAATAAGAAGATAGACGAGATTACAAAGTCTATAAAACTATTAAGTGGAGAGATGGTAGTATCAACCACAACTACCGATCCTCTAATTACAGCATTAGATGGACTAGCTGGAGCATTTAATACTACAGGCTCACCATTATATATACTCACTACTAAAGTAGAAGATTTTATAACAAAACTTTCACCGCTTGCTAAACCTGCAGGAATAATTACTGTAATCATTGGCTTATTTGAGGCATTCAGTAGCGCCGCTGAGATGATGGAGAATGGATTTAGTTTAGCTGGAGAAGCTGGTGTAATATTCGGTGGAGCACTTACTACAGTAGGGTTAATTATAGCAGGAGTCACAGCATGGCCAGCAGTCATAGTTGGAGCATTAGTTGCAATTATAGCTAATCTCGGAGCATTTGGAGATGACATACTCAGATGGGTATGGGAAACAGGTAATTCAATACGAGAGAAAATTGGAGAATTTTTCCATAATATAGGATTTTATCTTGGTGCTGCCATTCACACTGTCATAGCATTAGTGATAGAGAAGTTAGGCGCTTTACCTGGAGAAATATCTAATTTTATCACTAATACAGATTGGAAACAATTTGGTATAAATATACTTAAAGGTATATTTGCTATATTCTTAGCTGTAGGTGAACTGATTTCTTGGTTAGGTACTGCAATTGCTAATCTTGTATCTGGATTTATTGAAGGGTTATGTACTGGGTTTGATATGCACTCACCTTCAAAACTCATGGAGCCATATGGTCAGAATATTCTAAAGGGCATACTTGAAGGTATAATAAGCGCAGTTACAGGTATAGGTGATTGGATAAAAGAACATATCTTTGAGCCTATGATTGAGGGTGTAAGGGCTGCATTTGGTATAGTTGGTGGCGTAGCTAACACATTTAAAGAAATTGGTGGTAATATAATCGAAGGTTTAAAGACTGGTATATCTGATGCTTGGGAAAAAGGTAAAGATTTTGTTGGTGGAATATTCCAGAAAGTAACTGACAAAGCACATGATACTTATGATGAACATTCTCCATCAAGAGTATTCCAGACAATCGGTGGATTCTTGATTGAAGGCATGAAGATTGGTATAGATAATGCTATGAATCTTGTAAGTGAATCTCTTAACACAGTATTTGAAAGCATCATTAAACCATTCTTCGCACCAGAAGCTTGGTCTGAATTAGGTACAGGTATAACAGAAGGATTGCAGTTATCATTTGATAATATGTTCATCATGTTTGAAGAGACATTGAATACATTATGGGAAACATATATTGTTCCGTTCTTTTCAGCAGATAAGTGGATGGGAGAATTACTTACACCATTTATTGAGATGTTACACACCGTCTGGCAAGAATTTTTAGCTATGTTCAATACTGCCACAGCTAATTTATTCAATAGCATTAAAACAAAGTGGACAACTTTAAGTACATGGTTTACAAATACGTGGAATAAGTTTACTGCCAACTGGTTCGCTCAGTTCAAAGTAAAGTGGACAACACTCAGTACATGGTTCACAAATACGTGGAATAAATACACATCAGATTGGTTTACAGAGTTTAAGCGTAAGTGGACAACGGCAAGCACATGGTTCACAACTACATGGAACAAATATACATCAGATTGGTTCACTGAGTTGAAAAATAAGTGGAATAAATTAGATACTTGGTTCAATACCACTTGGGATAAAGCAATAACTACATGGTTCGCCAATACACAGAAACATTGGCAAAATCTTCTTGATTGGTGGGATAAGTCAATGAATATATGGTGGATAAATCATGTAGAGCCGTGGTTCAAGGAAGATAAATGGCTACCTCAGTTTGAGAACATATATAAAGTTGCAGTAAAAGTATTTACTGCAATCAAGGAGTTCATATCTCAAAAGATGCAGGAAGCCAGAGATTTCTGTGTTGAAATGTGTGAGGATATGTCAGAGTCTTTAAGAAGTACAATATCACTTGTTGAGGAACTCATTGAAAAACTGGAACAGCTTGCATCTATGGGTGGCGCAGATATAGACGTAAGTTTTGCAGGTAATGCCCCTCACCTTGCGCAAGGCGCAGTAATTCCTCCAAACAGAGAGTTTATGGCAGTTCTTGGTGACCAGACAAGTGGCACTAACATTGAGACTCCACTTAATACTATGCTTGAAGCATTTAGAACGGTTATGGACGAGTATAGTTCGCCAAGAGGTGCACAAAATGCTACAATGGAAGTAGATGGAGAAACATTTGCTAGACTTATGTTACCATATGTAATGAACGAAATGCATAGGCAAGGTTATAATACAGAAATTATAGAGGGTACATGATATGGGTAAATACTTAATCATTGATGGAAAAGAATATCCTGTAGCATTGGCAGAAGTAAAAAGGCGTGCTGATATATTAGATAAGTACGCCTACAGGTCAGAAGATGGAAACTTACACAGAGAAGTAATAGGTACATATCACAATTATGACCTACAAATTGGAATTACACATAATAAAGCATTATATAACGAGTTGTTTGATGTCCTTTCTGAGCCTACTGCTTATCACGAAATATGCTTACCACATGATGGAATCACTTATAAGGCATATTGTTCTAGTGTAAATGATACTATTCTTAGAATAGAGAATGATGGTACACTCTATAAGGGACTGTCATGTAAGTTCACTGCCATTGAGCCTAGACGTAGACCATCAAGACGAGCATCTATTTAAGGAGTTATATATGGACGAAAGATTCACCAACTTTTATTTAGATTATGATTTACAGGACGTAACTGCTTCTAGGGATGCATCATTTCCTACTCCAGCAAATCAGCAATCATTTACACATATTCAAGATGTAGTGGATAAGGACAGTATTGAGCTGTCCTTTCCACGATTTACATTTGAACATAACTTTAATGTATTAGATGGCTCATTAAGACCTTTGGAAGTTGAAGGAAGTGTACCTATAACAGTTCCTTATTTTAACAAGACATTATCAGATGCTAATGGAGATTATGACTCTGTACCTACACTTACCTTAACATTCAGTCGCACTCATTCATCATTCGGCTTTATGTTCTACTTCATAGAGGATTATCCTCTTGAAATGGAACTTATGTTTTGGGATAAGTTTGGTGAGCCTATTACTAGATTCACTTGTAAAGTAGATAAACTAGCATATACAACATTCCATGATGTTTATGGCTATGCTAGGATGCAAGTAAGATTCACCAAAACACTTCCTAAACGATATGTTAAACTAAAATACATTAAGTTTGGAGTGGTGCTTACATGGGACGAAACTAATGTACAGAATGGTACAATAGTTCAACAGTCTGATAGAATGTCAAAACAGTTGGCAATCGATACTCTTTCATTCACGGTTGTTGATGTTGCTGGCAAATTAAATCTTGGCAATACTGCTGGTATGCACAGATATTTTCAGCGTGACCAGATTATGTATCCATATGAAACAATCCAGATATTACAGAATGATGGCACATATACTGAGCAAAGAATAAACTTGGGTAAGTATTATCTCAATACATTCTCAGAACAAACTAATCTTGGCAAAATGACTTGTCAAAGTTATTTAGGACTTATGGACTCTATCATGTTTTATGGTGGTGAGATATACAATGGTAAGAAAGCAGGACTTATTATTGAGGCTATATTCACTACAATGGGATTAGAGCCTGAGGAGTATTCTATTGATAGTGAAACATATAATCATCCATTGTATGGAACCATTACTCCAAAGAAATGTAGAGAAGCATTAAAGGAAGTTCTGTTTGCTACACATTCTGTTATTAACAGCCATAATCTTGAAAGAATTGAAATTAAGAAGTCTACTGCAATACAGAAACCGGATATTTATAAAGGTCGTAAATTTAGCACCAAGACAAAGAAAAATGATTACTGTTATCAAGTAGATGTTAAATATACAACCTACACCAAAGAGAGTGCTACTAAAGAAATATCAAAAGGTGTATATGATGCTGGTACTCATACAGTCTACTTTACTGCTCCATGTACAGAACTTACAATTAACAGAGGCACTATAAATAGCCAGTCAACATACTCATGTACATTTACAGTTCCTAGTGCAGGAGAAGTAATATTAACTGGCTATGCATATTCAACAGCCACAAGTATTGCATCCAATATGCAGGAGAATCTTGAAGCTGGTCAGGTTGCATCTGTACAGACATTCACTACCAACTTACTTAATGCTAAACAGGCATTAGAACTTGCCCAGAAATTATTAAAATATCTCAATTATGACCTCACTATTACAGTCAAGGCATTAGCAGATGATAACGATATGGAAGATTTCCACATAGTTGAAAATCCTGTTGATAGATTCAGCAATTACTATGGAATGTACACTAAGCGAAGTATAGATTTAACTGGCGGATTTATAAGTACAGACACATTGATAGGAACAACTATTGAAGAACCTATAACACCATTTGCTAGAGAAGATAGGTTTGAGCTTTATGCCGGTGGGGAGACAATTATATGAGATTTAAGCCAAATTATACAACAGAACAAGAGCCTAATATACTACGTAATACCGAAGGCGCCATGCGCATGGAAATTAAGTCGAATGACCCTGATGTTGGCGGCATAGACTGTATATTAGACAGGACGCAGGAAGATGTTGACAGAGTAAAAGAGCTGACAAAGAAAATAGGTGATAGAACTATTACAGAGAAAGAGTGGGCAGAGTATGCTAAAAGCATGAAAGGAGCATTAAACTATGCTGATTTAGATAGAATAGAATTTAATTTGATTACTCTTCAGGAATTATTTGCTCCATATATTACAATCAATTATTATAGTATGGCTAGAGATTATATACCTCGTATACCTTACTTCGTGAATCTCTTGAAAAATGTACAGATGTTAAGAGATACAATGTATATACTGAGTACAACTCCAAGAGTTCCAGCACTTCCGTTATCTCACTATAAGAATTGGAATGATATAGAGCAGATAATCTATGATGTATATTGGATGTTTAGAAGATTTGAGCGAAGTTTCTACTATTGCGGTGAAATTTATGCTAGTGGAAATGCCTTAATATAGTATAATTAAAACATAAGAGAAAGGAGTTAAAACATGGCTTTTAACAAGAAAATCTGGAAAGACCGAGTAAGTGAGCAACCACAAAGACGAATACTTACCAATGTTGACAGCAACGAGGAAATGACCGTTGATGTTACTCGATTTGAGGGAATAGTAGTACAAGAAGGTGATGCTTTCTCTGCTCAGAATATGAATGACCTTGAAACTAGAATAAAAAATTCTTTTGATAGTAATGAGGCAACGATAAATACTGTAAATACTAAAGCAAATACAAATGCCGCTAATATTACATCTTTACAGTCAAGTGTAACATCTGTTTCCAATCGAGTTACTACTAATACCAATAATATATCTTCATTGAGCAGTAGAATGACTACTGTTGAAGGTAAAGCTAATACCAATGCCAATAATATTTCTAACCTTACAACTAGAATGGGTAATGTAGAAACTAAAGCTACCACTAATGCCAACAATATTGCATCACTTGGTAATTCTATGACGGGTAAAGCTCCTACTAACCACGCATCTACTACAGCAGAATATGGTAAAGGCAGTACCTCACATTTTGGGCATTTAAAAATTAGTGATAATTATACTTCTAGTGCAGGTAATGCAAACGATGGTGTGGCAGCATCCAGTAAAGCAGTTTTTAGCTTAAAGCAGCGGATAGAATCGTCTTTACAAGCTATAAATGATGGAGTAATTGGTATTCGTAATCAATTAAAAGCAAATAACAACAGTTTCTATTTTGACTATAGAGATGGAAAATATGGCTATAATACAGCAGCCAATCGAGGTGCTGATACATTCCACCCTTTTAAGCAAGCATATGAATTATTAGGGTCAGCAGATTTTAATATTTCAATTGGTGCGACAACTCAAGTAAGTATAAACCTTTCAAAAGTGCCTGATTATTACTATGCAAGTTTTTCAAGAATACAAGCTACTGCAGGTCATCATAGTGAAGACACCAGAGGGGTTTCAATAATGAACTATAGCATTTCTGGGAATACTTGTACTGTAACACTTGCGCATGATTCCAAAACTGATGGATATGACCTAAACATATCTGGCACAGTTGTGGTATATGGATGCTAATAGAAAGGAGCTAATTCATGGGATATTCTAAGAAAACATGGGTCAATAGAGCTTCACAATATCCAAATAGATATAGAATGACTTCCCAAAATGGTAATGTTGCGGATGTTGCTATTGTGCCTAATGAAGGAAACATTACTGAGGAAGGTGATAGATTTGATGCTGCCACCATGAATGACATGGAATCACGTATCAATAATGCCTTTAATTCGACAGACTCTTCAATGTCAACATTAAATACTACACTTAGAGGACTTATTACTGCTGAACAGACTAGAGCAGTTGGTGAAGAAAATCTTTTAAGGCATGATGTTGACGAAAACACTACTAATATAGCGGCAGAAACTACTAGGGCTGAAAGTGCAGAGTCAGCATTGGGCACACGTATTACTAATGAAACAACCAGAGCCCAAGGCATAGAAGCAGGATTAAGACAGGATGTTAATGTACTACAGAATGATATGGATAATGCTGAGTCAGATATTGGCACTCTTACCACTCGTATCGCCACACTTGAACAGGATATTGAACTTGAAACTGACAGAGCGAAGGATGCTGAAACTGAATTAACTGGCAATATAGCAAGTGAAGTTACAAGAGCTGAGGGTGCTGAAACTGTACTACAGACCAACATCACTAATGAAGTCGATAGAGCCACAAGTGCTGAAAACACTTTAGGAACAAGGATTACCAATGAGATTGCCCGAGCAACAGAAACAGAGGCAGCTATAACAGCTAGTCTAAATGAGGAGTCCTCAAGGGCACAACAGGCTGAAAGTGATTTACATGATTATGTAGACCAGAAGATAGCGACCACATATAAGCCTAGTGGAAGTATATATTTCGCTGATTTACCCGCATTAACAGAAAGTAGAGTAGGGAATGTCTATAATATTAAGGATGCATTTACTACTACCGCAGACTTTGTTGAGGGGGCAGGCCATAAGTACCCTATTGGAACTAATATAGGAATACAGCGAATTGAAAAAGTCAACTATACAGAAGTTGAGCCTACAGGTGAAGAAAACCCAACAGAAGAAGTATGGTATGAATTGGTAAATGACGAATATGTATTAAGTGAAGATACAGAGGTAGATGAAGCCAAGACATATTATGTTCGTACAGATTATGTATATTACTATGATGTAATGGCAGGATTCATTGACACTTCACATTTTGTAACAGACACAGATTATGCCACTCTTACTAATGCAGGAATAGTAAAACCGGATGGAACTACAGTTGTAGTGGATGAAAATGGAGTACTTAGTAGTTTAGGTGGTGGACAAGGAAGTGCAGAAGCAGCCGAAAGAATGATTGCACCTATTGAACCTGATGCCAGTGCTAGTACAAGGGCATATACAGTAGGTAAAAGGCTAATACTTAATGAAGTATTGTATAAAGCCAAAACCGCAATAGCTATTGGAGATGAACTTGTAGTAGGCACTAATATAGAGTTGGCAGACAATGTATCAACTCAATTAGATTTAAAAGCTGATTCAACAAGAGCATTTCTGATTGATGATACTACAGAAAATACACTTGCTGATGATGATACAGTACCATTTTATGATACAAGTGCATCAAGTAAAAGAAATACCACATGGAGTAATATCGTAGCAAAGATAAAGTCAGCACTTGCTACTGTAGCTACGAGTGGTAGTTATAATGACCTTTCAAATAAACCAACTATTCCAACAAAGACATCACAGCTTACAAATGATAGTGGATTTAAGACAACTGATAATAATACTACGTATAGTTTAGGTTCTGACGGAGAAAATGTAAAGCTTACTCCATCAAGTGGAAATGCACAATCTGTAGGACTTAGTACGCTCATAAATGGCCTTTCAACTGGTTCTGACGTCCCAGCAGATAATGATTACTATGTATCTCAATATGCAAATGGTGGAACAACAACAACATCTTATCATAGACGTCCTATGGTCAAAATATGGCAATATGTAAAAAGCAAACTTGCCACAGTTGCTACAAGCGGTAGTTATAATGATTTAACTAATAAGCCATCATCATTTACACCATCATCTCATGCTAGTACCGGAACTGGTTATGGGGCAGGTAATGCAAGTAACTATGGGCATATTAAACTATCAGATACTTATACATCAAATGTAGGTGCAGCCGCAAACTCCATTGGAGCATCACAAACTGCATTGTATAATGTATATCAAAAGCTCTTAGATATTACTACTGTAAGATGGAAAGGCACACCTGTTACTCAAAACAATTCAACAACCTTGTTACACTTTAATAGTGATATTACGAGTGTGTGCGGCGTAGCATTTTTACAATACGAGTTTTCAACAGCTATACAGTATAATGCTTATAGTAATTATATAGTTGGAACATTACCTAGCGGCTGGTACGTAACTCAATCAGATATTTTCTGTGTTGGGACAGCTACTATAGATGACCACCCAGAAATTACTACTAGATGTGTAATAAAATCTAATGGAGGTATCCAACTTGAAGTGAGGAATGTTGCAATACCTAAAAATGCTCGTGTTTGCCTTAGGGTTTGTTACAGACTTAAAAATGATTAAGAAAGGAAAAAACATTATGAAAACAATAGCATTTAATGAAACAGAATATAAACTTGTCTATACAGTATTTGAAGGAGCCTCAAAGTTACGTATAGTAATATTAAAGGAAGAAAATGATATACCTTCAGTTTCCACTGATGTAGATGGTTGTGATAAAATCACCATTAAAGAAAATGACGATATAGTTGCTCAGTATACTGGCTTCTCTTCTTTAGAAGGCATTCAGATTTTTTCAGACTATCCAGTATATGACAGAACAGATAAAGTAATCTGCATTGATACTGTTAATGCAGATGTACAAGCTCAAATAGCTACCCTTACTTCACAAGTACAATCACAGGAAGAAGCTATAGCTGAATTAGGTGATACAGTTAATACAGTATCAGAAACTAATGATACACAAGACCAAGCTATTATTGATTTGTCAGATGCAGTATCAGCTTTAACACCAGAGGAGGGATAAAAGATGGGTGAATTTTATGGTAAAAAGATTTTAAGAGGTGAAATTAACAGAAAAACAGGTGAAGCATGGACTATTGATGATGTACCTAGACTTTGGAAAACTAGAACTATTAAGTGGTTAGAAGAACATACTTCAACTGAAAATTAACAGATGGAAGCCCTTAGTTATCTTAGGATAGACTTATGAAAGCTCGCTATTCCTACGGGAATGAATGAGAAAGGCAAAGTATATTATAATTTAGATTGTTTTTAATTGCCTATATGTTACAATATTCATATATGAGGGAAACTTACTATTAGTGGGGGAGGAAAAATTGTATATGAAGGGGTCATATTATGAACGAAACAACAAAAACAATCTTAACAATCTTAGGTAGTGGAGCATTTCTCACATTTTTACAATTTCTTATTACACGGTTTGATAATAAAAATAACAAGTTTAAGGAATTAGAGAAACGAATTGATGATGGTCTTGAAGAGAGGGAAAAGACTGGCAAAAATCGTTATGATGAACATAAGATAGCCATAGAGAAGATGACAGTTGAGCATCAGAAAGACTTTCAGGCATTACAGGATGCTATACAAAGACTAGCACAGAATGATTCTAAATTAACTGAAAGTATTCAGCAGATTGCAGAGAAACAAGATATAATGGCTGATGCTAATGTTGGGATGATTCATAATACGTTGATTCGATTCTCCGACCCAATAATTGAACGGGGAGCAGTTACTTATGATGAGTTATCCACACTGGACAGTCTATATGTGCCTTATTCAAAACTAGGTGGTAATGGTGCTTGCAAAAGACGTTATGAAGATATAAATAAGTTGGAGAAAGTTTCAGATGAGAAAGCGATTATGCTTGACAGAGACCTCACAAAGCGAAAACGCCAAGAGGAAGAAGAATATTTCAGGACTGGATAAATATATCATCTTTTCCTTTTCTATATTGATTTTGTATTCTATTGCAGAATTTATATTTTCCACCTTAACTACAATAGCACACGATACATTAACAACGGCGGTGTATGGTGCATTTGGTGGAGAATTGTTATTATGTGCAATCATTAAAAAATATAAATTAAGAAAAGAGGATAATATAAATGGATGAGTTTGTGTTTGCAATTTTAGAAGGACTTGTTGGTGTATGTATAATATATATAATGCGATATGTTATTCCATTTCTCCGCATTAAATTACAGAGTGTAATTGATGTTGTTACATGGGATGCAATCGTAAAGGAAGTAAAGTCTGTAGAGCAGACAATGAAAGGTAAAGGTCTTGGTGTAGCAAAGAAAGAGGAAGTTCTTGTAAGAATAACAGCTTGGGCTAATAAACATGGTATAGCTATTACACAGGAACAGATTTCACAGCTTATTGAAACCGCTGTGTTTGTTATGAATAATGAGGATAAGAAATGAATACTCCAGATAAAGTAATTAAGATAGCAACCAATGAAGTTGGTTATCTTGAAAAGTCTAAAATCTCTTATCAGAAAAATCCCGAAATAATATATGAAAAGACTGCAGGTGCAGGTCAAGACAATTACACTAAATACGGAAAAGATATGCATGATATTTACCCGAGTGTAATGGACTTTCCGGCTGCTTGGTGTGATGCTTTTGTTGATTGGTGCTTCTACAAAGCATATGGAGTAACAACTGCGAAGTCTTTGCTTCATGGTAATTTTGATGATTATACAGTATCTTCATGCGATATGTACCGCAGACATAATGCTTTATATAGTACACCTGAAATTGGTGACCAGGTCTTTTTTACAAAGACAGGAACTTATAAGGGGTGTTATCACACAGGTCTTGTCTATAAAGTAGATTCAAACTATTTTTACACAATAGAAGGCAATACTTCTAATGCTGATAAAGTAGTAGCCAATGGTGGGGGTGTAGCTAAAAAGAAGTATTCTATATCGTATTATAAGAATAAAGCTCTATTTGGTCGCCCTAAATATGATGTGGCACAAAAATCTTTAGATGAAATAGCGCAAGAAGTAAAAGCAGGAAAATGGGGTAATAACCCTGAGAGAGCTAACAGACTTAGAGTTGCAGGATATAACCCATCTATTGTACAAGCAAAAGTGAATGAACTGCTAAAGAAAGGTTAATTGACATAATGGAAGATAAACGAGACGTACTATCATACTTTGCAGTGGAAGGTATAATGACACATTTTACATTTGTCATAAGAAGGCTAATTGTTACAATTATTGTAATATTAGTTTTATGGGCAGCTACGATAGCCGGGTTTATCTGGTATCTGAGTTTACCAGTTGAGGTAACTTCTGATATATCAGTAGAGAATCAGGACGGAAATGCAAATTACATTGGAAATGATATGAATGGAGACTTTAACTATGGCGAAAGTGCGAAAAACAACCAGAATCCGTAGAGCAGTAAGAAGTAGAAACTCAGGCAAAAGGCGTAAAAGATGAAACTAGATGATATGGATAATTATGAGATTGCAGAAGCCATAGATAGATATGTTCGTGGTGAAAGAGCTAGAGCCATACTAAAGCGCAGATTACTTGATGAGATATGCTATGAACCTCTTGCTGAGGAATTTGAAATATCTGTTTCTCAGCTTAAAAGGATATTGAGCAAAGCTCAGGAACAATTATTCAAACACTTAGAAAGGAGGTAACTAAGATGACACTATTGGCATTTATGTCAGCACTAAAGACGGAGGGTGTAAAAGTAACTCTGATAGATAGTGACGGTAAAGAGATAATTAAATTCTATTCAAATGGATATGCTGGAGTAGAGTCTGAGATTTTAGCATTGACAGTTAAGAAGTTTGAACTGCCAGCTAATAACACTCTCAATATAACTCTTAATGATGCACCATCTGGTTCAGGTACATCATCTTCAACACCATATAATCCATGATTTATTTCTGAACTAAATATTGATTCTAAATGAGCTTAATATGACACTTCCTATTGAATAGTCTATATTATCACATTATAATGATAGTATAGACTATTTTTTAAGGAGGTTATTTATATGTATTATGTGTATATGCACAAGGCGCCAAATGGAAAGATTTATGTAGGTCAGTCAAGACATCCAGTATCAAGATGGGGTGATGGAGGCGGGTATTATCAAAACGAAGAATTTACAAGAGATATAGAAATTTATGGATGGAACGCCATCGAACATTATATATTGAAAGCCTGTCAGACTTTAGAAGAGGCACTACTTTATGAGGCGTTGTTTATTGTACACTTCGATAGTGAAGAAAACGGTTATAACTTCACACAATATAAGAAAAATGTTATAGAGGGTGATAGCAATAGAAAGCCTATTAGTGATTATCAGTCGATTCTAAATTCAAATTATTCTGATTTAGAGCTTGACCTTGAAGATTCCCAGTCAAAAAATATCTTTGTAAAGAACGGCATACCTATATCAGAGGCGAAACACTTAATAAATGAATGGATATATAGTGATAGAGACCGCAATATCTTGATAGACAGATTTTTAAATGGCATAGACCTTGCTGAGTTGGCGAATAAATATGAGATGTCTTTATCTCAGATTAAGCGAGTGATTGCGTCTGGTCAAAGTGATTTAGAGAAACATATTTGAACCTAATGTGATATAAAAGTTAATTAAATAAAGTCTAAAATAGAGACTCTAACGGACTCGTTAGAGTCTCTTTCTTTTTCTATCATTTAAGTATGTACAAATACTTCAATCCAAACCCAGATAAAAAGAATATTGGAGACTGTGTTATAAGGGCAGTATGTGTGGCAACAGATTGTGATTGGGAAACAGCTTATACAAAAGTTGTTGCAAGAGGTTTTGTGATGCACGATATGCCATCTTCTGATGATGTGTGGGGGACACAGCTATATTATGAGGGGTTCATTAGAGAGATTATACCTAATACTTGCCCTTATTGTTACACAGTAAAAGATTTCTGTAAAGAACATCCCGAGGGAGTTTATGTTCTAGGTACCGGTACTCATGCAGTATGTGTAAAAGATGGAGATTACTATGATGCGTGGGATAGCGGAGATAAAGTACCACTATTTTATTGGCGAAAGGAGAGATAGATATGCCATACTTTAATAACAATCCATATCAGCAGAGTTACAACACTTCTTATGGTCAGGGTATGGGACAGCAAAGCTATAATCAAGGCAATAGCTATGGTCAGCAGTCTTATAACCCACCTCAGATGCAGATGGCTCAGCCATCACAGTCATCAACAATCAATTGGGTTCAAGGTGATGTAGGTGCGAGAGCTTATCCTATTCAGCCTGGAATGTCTGTGTTATTGATGGACTCAGAGGGGCAGAACTTCTACATTAAGTCAGCAGATACAATGGGTATGCCTAATTTAAAGAAGTACGCATATTCAGAAGTTGTAGAAGAACCTATGAGACTAGAATCTCACGAGGCTAAACAGATTGACACAGCATTTAGTGCCACAAGAGAAGAAGTAAAACAGTTACATGAGGAAATCAGAAGTCTTAAAGAACAGATAGCAAGAATGGAAAGCGAGTCAAAACCAAGTGGAGGCAGAAAGAATGGCTAATTCAGTATTCCAACAACTGAATGGAAACTTGCAACCTACTCAACAAAACTTGCAATCAGATGATATGCAGGCACAATTTGCAAGATTTAAACAAAACCCATTGCAATTCCTGTCACAGAGAAATCTTAATATCCCGACTGAATATCAGAATGACCCTCGTTCGGCAGTCAATTACTTAATACAGAATGGTCAGATGAATGGCAGGGCTATGCAAAGATTGATGGGAACTTTACAGAGAATGGGATTTAAATTCTAAGGTTTCAATCCTTGCAAGGGAAACAATACAAATATTTAGAAAGGAGAATACTATGGATAGCAGTACAAATATGTATATGCCAGTAGCTCCAGCCTATGGCTACGGAAACAACGGTTTCGGTGGCAGTTGGGGAGGTGATGGATGGTGGATTATACTATTCCTCTTCGCTCTCATGGGCAATAGCTTTGGCGGATGGGGAGGATTTGGTAATGGATTTGGAGGCTATGGAAACATGGCACTAAGTTACGACTTCCCATGGTTAATGAACGGTCAGCAGGGCATCAATAGTAATGTCAATGATGGTTTTAGAGATGCACAGTTAGCTTCTCAGCTTTCAGGCATTCAGAGTGCTGTAACAAGTGGATTTGGTGATACTGCTCTTGGTATTGCTGGTATCAATCAGAACATCTGTCAGACAGGTAATGGCATAACTGCAGCCGTAACAAATGGTTTTGCTAATGCAGAAGTAGCTAATAATGCTAGACAGATTGCTAATATGCAACAGGCATTCAATGCTCAGACCTCAGTTACTAATGGACTGAATACAGTAGGTATGTCTTTACAGAATTGTTGCTGTGAGAACAGGCAGAATATAGCAGACCTTAAGTACACCGTAGCAACTGAAAATTGTGCAGATAGAGCCGCTTCTTATCAGAATACAAGAGATATTATTGATTCTCAGACAAGGGGCACACAGGCAGTATTGGATAAACTCTGTCAGCTTGAACTTGATAATGTTAAAGCACAGGTTGAAGCGAAGAATGACCAGATTAGAGGATTACAGAGCCAGCTCAACATGGCAGCTCTTAGAGAAAGTCAGAATGCCCAGAACGCATTTATTCAGCAGGGCTTCTCAGATGAGGTAGACCAGCTCTACAACAGACTCAACAACTGTCCTGTTCCTTCAACTCCTGTATATGGCAGAACCCCTATCTTCACTTGCAATCAGAATATGGGATGTGGTTGTGGATGCGGTGTAGCATAAAGTGAGGTGATACTATGGCAGAGTTTACAAATAATCCTGTACAGTTGGTTAATCCTAATCAGCCTGTTATTTTAAATACCTCTATCAGATGCCCTAAAGGATATGTTCTGCATAGAAATGAATCTGGAATAGTAACTCTTCGTGGTATCGTTAATAATAATCTTGGATGTTTTGCCCGTTATCAGGTTACCTTCAATGGAAACATTGCAGTACCTGAGGGCGGAACACCTGGACCTATTGCGATAGCACTTACTCTTGGTGGAGAACCTATTCTCACATCAAGAGCAATAGTTACACCTGCAGCCGCTGATGAATACTTTAATGTAACCTCTACTGCAATTATTACAGTTCCTAGAGGATGTTGTTTCAATGTCTCTGTAGACAATATTTCAGAGCCAACTTCACCTACGGCAGTAGCTCCACAGATAAATGTTCAAAATGCAAACCTTGTAGTTAGCCGCATAGCATGAAAGGAGATAGCTTATGTCAAAGAAATTAGAGAGTCTCCGTGATACTCTTTGCGGAGAACTAGAAAAGGTAGCAAGGAAAGAAGAAATCAATATGTCTGACCTTGATGTTATAGACAAGCTCACACACTCAATCAAGAACCTCGATAAAGTAATGCTTGGTAATGAAATGATAGAAGAATACGGGTATGACTTTCCCAGTTACAGTGGTGCTAGAAGAGGACGAGATGGAGATAGTGACGGGAGATATAACGAAGGAAGAAGAGGAAGAAGCCGTGACAGCTACGACAGAGACGGAAGAAGCTATGAAAGAGATTATTCCAGAGAAGTCGGTTATAGTGGGCACGACCATGAACGTTCGGACATTGAACGTTTTAAACACATGATGCAAGATGCAGTAAATCAACTTTAAATAAGAAGTAATTCAGAGCCAGCTAATTATAGCTGGCTCTTTCTTTTGCAGTATTGACAAGCAATTAAATATGTTATAGAATGTTTAGCGTAAAGAAAAATTTGCAATAAAACGATAAAAACGGAGAAACTATGATAACGGTAAGAATTAAGAAATCAAAGTTTATGCCTGATGATTATTCAGCGTATCTCTCTTTTCCTTTCAATCAAGATGTGATTGATACTATTAAAGAGTTGAAACATAGAAGCTGGATAAAAGGGTCAAAAGAATGGGAAATAAGAATTGAAGATTTACCACATATGTTTGAGACATTTCCTAATATGGATTTTGATGTGAGTGGCAGATATGTAGAACTATCCCCTACTACTAATTTTAATCTTGATAACTTCTCATTTAAAACTGACTGCTATAAACATCAGAAAGAAGGGTTTAAATATGGTCTGATGCATAATAGATGGTTATTAGGTGATGACCAAGGGTTAGGCAAGACAAAACAAGTTATAGACATAGCAGTTGCAAGGAAACTTGCATTTGGTTATAGTCATTGTCTTATAATCTGCGGAGTAAATGGATTAAAGTGGAACTGGATGAATGAGATTAAAAGACATTCAGATGAGACAGGTTATATTCTCGGTCAGAGAGTTAGAAAGAAAACAGGTGAGCTATATATCGGCACTTCTAAAGATAAGCTACATGATATAGAGCATTTGGATGAGATTGACAGTTACTTCATTATTACTAATGTAGAGACACTACGAGATGATGATATTAACAGCCAGATAATAAAGTGGTTACACTCTGATACTGACTGTAAGATAAATATGATTGCGGCTGATGAGGTACATAAGATGAAGAATCCATCTAGTCAGCAAGGTAAAGCATTTATCAAGTTAGATGCTGATTGTAGAATTGCTATGACTGGTACACCTCTTATGAACTCACCTCTTGATTTGTATATCATATTGAGATGGTTAGGATTTGAGAAACACGCTTTCTATACATTTAAAAACTATTATGCAGTATTTGGTGGATATGGGGGATATCAGATAGTAGGCTATAAACATTTAGATGAATTAGAAGAACAGCTACAATCTATAATGTTAAGGCGATTGAAAAAGAATGTCTTAGATTTGCCAGAAAAGACATACATAGATGAATATGTGGATATGACTGCTAAACAGTCAGTCATCTATAAAGAGATTAAAGCAGAAATAAAATCTAATATAGATATGATTTCTGTTTCGCCCAATCCTTTAGCAGAGATGATAAGACTAAGACAAGCTACAGGTTATACTGGTATTTTATCAAGTCAAGTACAAGAGAGTGCGAAGCTCGATAGGATGATGGAGATTGTAGCAGATGCAATAAGTAATGGAAATAAAGTAGTTATATTTAGCAACTGGTCACAAATTGTAGATATAACATATGACAGACTGTACGATAAACAGTACGGCATAATGCGTATAACAGGAGATACTGCTGATAGTCAGAGGCAGGGTATAGTTGATGCTTTTCAAAATACTGATATGTGCAGAGTTCTTATAGGAACTACTGGTGCTATGGGTACTGGACTAACTCTTACTGCCGCGAGTGTTGTAATATTTTTAGACCATCCATGGAACAAAGCCAACTATGACCAGTGTGTTGATAGATGCCACAGAATAGGTCAAAATAAAAATATCACTATATATAATTTATTAGCTAAAAATACTATCGACGAGAGGGTATGGGAATTAGTTAAACATAAAGGTGAACTTAGTGACCAGATTGTAGACAAAGCAGGTAAAGTAATGACAAATAAAGATATTGCAGAATATCTATTAAGTTAAAGGAGAAATTTATGGAGAATAAGATTAAAATAGAGGAACTTGCTATGCGCATTGATTCCTCTACACAGACAATCAATAACTGGTATAAGTGGAAGAGAGAGAATCCAGACAATGAGCTTGCATCTCTTTTACCCGACTATGTTCAAGAAGGTAATAGACAGACAAGATATTGGAATACAAAAGACATTTGGAAGTTCATTGAGTTTAAAACTGCTATTGTTCATGGCAGAAATGGAATAATGGGACAATCCCGTAGAAAGAAGGTAGAGAAATGAGAAAGAATTTAACAGAAGCAATCGACAACACCAATGTATCAGGAAGTGAAAATTTGACGCCTTCCTCAGCTTTAAAAAAGTTAGTTGACAGTTATATCGTCAACAAACAGAATGAAGCTGATTTCAAAAAGCAGGCGTCAGCAGAGAATACACAGATAAAAGAACTGATGCATGAGTACAACCTTACAGAAGTAGAGGGCAACAATGGTACAGCAACTATTAAAGAACAGGAGAGCGTAACATTTATAGAGGATAAACTCATTGAGTTCCTTAAAGCTAACAATATCGCTAATGATATTGTTAAGACTAAAGAGTATGTGGATTATGATGCTCTTGAATCCGCAATCTATCACGACAAAATATCAAAAGATTTGCAGAGAGAAATGGCATCTTGTCAGGAAAAGAAAGTAACCACAGTATTAAGAATCAAAGCAAAGAAAGGATAATAATATGTTGATACATCCATTTGCAGCCGGTGTTTTAGCTACTCTCTTTATAGAGATGGCTTTTATACTTATTTATGCTTATATCACTTATAGAGGAGGAAAAAGATAATGGCTAAATATGAAGTTAAAGGAAAAACTACAAAGATTATTGCTACTTCAAGATGTGCAGTAAAGATTAAGGATAATTATTACACAACCGAACTTTCAGCAGAAAGAGTATTACCAGAGAGTGATGATGTAGACCTCAATAAGGAGTATGAAGATTTATTCAACTCCATAAATGATGAGGTTGATAGACAGATGACAGATATTATAAACACATTTGCAAGGAAATAAGTTCCTGTTTACACGCTAATCTAATCATGTTATAGTATGTATTGTAAAGAGCAAACAAGTTCTCATGTTTCTTGTTTTTACTTCTTTCATATTGTGTATGTTGTTTCTGTTGTTAGAAAGTAGCGTGAGCCTAGTGCTTGCGCTTCTTTCTGTATTGACAAATGTATATAAATATGTTAATGTATATTTAGTCATTAAGACTTGATGCACATATTGAAAAGGAGTAGCTACCTTTAAAAATTTGTGCTACAATGAATAAGCCAGTTAATGTGCGCATACGTTGACTGACAATGTATAAACACATAATAACTGGCAAAGAGCTTGATATGATGAAGATGCGCCTTCTGAGTATCGAGCTTTTTTATTGCAAGAAAAGAAGATTGTTGGGAGGATAATAAAATGAAGGACACTAATTATTTTTCTGTTCAAGCTTGGATGGTTACAAAATTAAATCTAAAGGGTGCAGAGCGTGATATCTACGCTATTCTATATGGATTCACACAGGATAATGAAAGCGAATGTAAATGTAGTTATACATATATGTCCACTATAACAGGGTATACAAAACGAGCAATAATGGATGCTATGGACAGATTATTAGCTAAAAATCTTATAGTAAAGTCTGGTTCAGATTCAGATAGAGATATGAGAAACATCTATAAATGTAACTTTGATTATATTGATGGAGTATTAAGAGGGGGTGAAGTAACTTCACCACTAGGGGGTGAAGTAACTTCACCACTTGATGCACTAGGGGGTGAAGTAACTTCACCACATAATATAAGATATATAAATAATATCCATAATAAAAGCACCGGAGACGGTGCTCTTTCTAAAAATCATTCTCAGGTTTATAAGAAAAGAGAAAGTCTAAATGATGATTTAGAGAGTGGAAAAGATATAGACAAACAAAAGTCTGATAAAAGAAAATCTCCTAAAGACAAATTCAAAGATGAATGTTTAGATATTATAGAAAAAGAGTATTCAGATGAAACAAAGGATTTACTTATAGAATATTTTGATTTTGTTACGGCAGTTCCAGAAGATAAAAGTAATTTGTGTAAGCGTGTAAAAACAGTAAAGCAGTGGAGACATAAACTAGATAGATTAGATGATTTAGTTAAAGACGGCTATGATTGTAGAAAACTCATACAACAGAGTTTAGATAAAAAGCAGTATGTATTTTATCCATTACAATCAGTTCAGCAATATAAAGCAAAAAGAGGAGGCGAAACTTTATGTGATGAAATAGTTACTACAAATGTTGAAGAAGCACAAAGATTATGGGATGAAGCTAAAAATAGCGGAAAAGGAGAATATTGCTGATGTTTACAGTATGGACAAGTGAAAAGTTAAAAGAGCTTTCAATTACAGAGAAGTTTATGTTAGAAAATAGTGGTATGCCTAAGATAAGATGGACAGATGAGGAATTGCTTGTTACTGATGATAATAGAGAGGCATATAGTAGACTTACTCAAATTAGAAATAGCTTATATTCGTTTGTGCGCTCCAGCACAAATAATTTAGTAATTTGTGGGAAGAGTACAGGTAATGGTAAAACAACTTGGGCAAATAAGTTGATGCTCACATATATAGAGCAGAATTGTCATAGGTTAGATAATGTGCCTATCGAAGATTTGACTGTTGATAAACATGATATGTGTTTATTTTGTCTTTTAGTTCCATTTCTCGTTGAGCTAAAGATGTTTGGTAATAATAGTGAAAGTACAAATTTATACCACCGATTATGTAAATCAGAATTTGTGGTGCTTGACGATTTAGGTGCAGTACCTATGACACAATATGACTATAATGCAGTATATGGCATTATTGAACATAGACTTGATAAGGGCTTACCTACAGTGATTACAACAAACTTTACCTCACTAGATAGTTTACAGAGCGAGATAGGACCAAGATTAGCAGAGAGAATATGGAGTAATTCTGAAATAGTGAATATCAAATCAAGTGGTTTTAGGGGTGTAAGATGAGTGCTATTTATCTACAAGTATTGACACGAATAGTTGATGGGAAAGACTATTCATTTATAGAGGACAATAACCTCACAAGTAATATGTTTGATGCATATTCAGATGTATTTGATTTTATAGTTGACCACTATAATCAATACAAAGTAATTCCAGAAGATACAACAATTCAGCAGAAGTTTCCAGATATTGAATTTGTTGAGGTGAATGAGAGTGATGAGTACCTATTAGATGCATTAAGGAGTGAAAATGTAACTAATAGATTACAAAGTATATTCAGACACGCTAATGAGATAGCCAATAAAGACGGTAGCTTTGCTACATTAGATTATTTAAAAGATGCAATTACTCATATTGAGATAGAAAATCATATAGCGTCCACAGAGATTATAAGCTCATTTAATGACAGATTACAACACTCCACAGATGTAACACTTAATCATTCTGATTGGTTTATACCTACAGGTTTTGATGAGCTTGATGGTGATATAAATGGTTTTCAGAGAGGAGATGAGCTTGTAGTTTTATATGCTCGTACCAATCAAGGTAAATCATGGATATCTGAAAAGATAGCTACATATATGGCAGAGATAGGATTTAGAGTAGGCTATTTCTCTCCTGAAATGGGTGAACTTGATGTTGGTTATAGATTTGATACATTACATGGTCATATCTCAAACAATGCTATGAGATTGGGTAGAGAAGATGATGATTTCAGTCTTGAATCTTATAAAGAATACGGAGACACATTAAGTAAATTAACTGGTAAATTGTTTGTTACACGACCTAAGACATTTAACAGAAAAGTTACAGTATCAAAGTTAAGACAGTGGATAAAGTCTGATAAATTAGATGCATTATTCATAGATGGTATTACATATCTTACTGATGAGAGATTTAAGAGAGGCGACAGTAAAACAATATCATTAACTAATATTTCAGAAGATTTGATGGAATTATCAGCAGAACTGAAACTTCCAATAATAGTTGTAGTACAGGCTAATAGAGGTGGTGTAGTTGATAAAAATTCTTTAGATACACCTGAGCTAGAAAATATCAGAGATAGTGATGGTATAGCACAAAATGCCAGTATTGTATACGCTATTCGACAAGTGAAAACAGGTAGTGGTGATACATTTCTTATTTTCGATAATAAAAAGATGAGAGGTGGAGAAGTAGGTAAATCATATAAGTATAGATGGGATATTAACTATGGTAAGTTTGTAACTGTTGCTGATAATGAGATACAACTAAATCAAGATACAGATGAAGCTCCAGTAAGAGAAAAGAAAGAGCCTACTGTAGGTAAACGCACAAGAGCAAAACGAGAGAGTGTGGCAGAAGATGATTATTGATAATACAGAATACTTAATGGACTCAATAGATATAATCAATCTGTTAAAAGTAGATTTAGCACAACATAACATTGATTATCTGAAAGATGTGAAAGATGGTCCTAAGAATATACAGATTACTTGCCCTTATCACGCTAATGGTCAAGAGCGTAAACCATCAGCGGGTATAAGAAAGTCAGATGGAATTACTCATTGTTTTGCTTGCGGAGCTACACATACATTACCCGAAGTAATATCATACTGCTTCGGGTATGATGGGGGTAGTTATGGTAAAAGATGGTTAGATACTCATATACAAGATAGAATCCACACAAATGGCAGAGCTAGATATAAAGAGAGTCAGAAAGAAGTAGTAACAAATAATTTTGTTTCAGAAGAAGAGTTGGATGAATACCGATGGACACATCCTTATTGGGCAAAGAGAGGTATAGTAAATGAAAAGATTATCGAGTTGTTCGACCTCGGGTATGACAGAAAAACTCAATGTATTACCTTCCCAGTTAGAGATATGCAAGGGAACTGTGAATTTGTTGCGAAGCGTTCGGTCAATACAAAGTTCTTCAAATACCCACAAGGAGTCTCAAAGCCATTGTATGGACTCTATGAGTTATGCTCTTTGGGCTTACAAGATGAGGAAATAATTGTATGTGAGTCAATGATAGATTGTATTCTTTTATGGCAATCTGACCACTATGCCGTAGCATTGAATGGATTAGGTAATGAACGTCAGTTTAAGCAGTTGAGAGATTTACCTTGCAAGAATCTTATATTAGCTACAGATAATGATAAAGCTGGCAGAGATGCTAGAGAAAGAATAAGAAAGAAGGTGACTAATAAATGGATATCTGAAATAGTTTTTCCAAAAGGAATAAAAGATATAGGGGAATGCTCTAAAGAGCAGATAAATAATATTTTAGATTGGAGAGAATTTATAGTATTTAGGGGGTAAGTATGAGCAAATATTTAATTCACACCTGTGAGAAGAGGAAGTGGTATGTTGATGAATATTTAGTGCCATCCATGATTAAACAAGGTATAGATAACACAAACATACTAATCTATAATGATGAACACAAGGAAGGCTGTTTAAAATCATTTATCTCATCATCTGAAATGATAACTACTTTAAGACAAGGGGTGTGGCATTTACAAGATGATATTATTATAAGCTCAAATTTTAAAAAGGTGACAGAAGAGTTTGATAAGGGTATAGTATGTGGCTTCTGTAGCTATTATAGTGAGGATGCTCCTATAGGAATTAGACCGATAAATGATATGTGGTATTCATTTCCGTGCATAAGGATACCGAATGTAGTTCTTAAAGGATTTGTGAAATGGATAAATTCTCAGAATACACAAAATAAATACAGGGTATATATAGAACAGAACAAGTTTGTGGATTTATTGTTTAGAGAATATGTTACTACTATATATGAAGATAAACTAATACATAATCTGTGCCCTAATATCGTAGATAATGTTGATTACTTATTAGGTGGCTCAACTATAAATTATATAAGAGACAAACAGCCTGTATCATTATATTTTCAAGAGAAAAATCTTATAGAGGAATTAAAACATTCCTTAGAAAATACTATTTACAACAAAAAATAAATATGTTATAGTATGTTTGTAGTTGAGCAACACAAAACATTTTAAACGTCTAAACGACAGAAAGGTAAAAACGATGGCAACAAAAGAAACAAAGAAATCAGTAAACGAAGTTGGTATTATCGGTCAGATGTACGAGGAGCGAAAGTCTAAAAAGCTCGGTGTTCTTGAAAGCAGAAATGAGAAGTTTAAAACTCTTATGATGCGAGATAATAACGGAACATCATTCACAGTACAGTATTCCACATTCAGAAGTAATTGGAGAAAGTATCAGGGCGAAGAAGTTATTCAGACTTCCGAACAAAAAGAAGAAGTCAAGCAGGCTGCTAAAGAGGAACTCAAGGAAGCAAAGAAAGAGATGGCAAAGTCTACAGAGACTACAATTAAGTTTAGTAGACAGGAAAGAATTGATGCTATAAAAGCATTAAGGACAGTTCTTAAAGATGCTATCAAAGATGCTAAGTATCCTCTTGAGCTTGTGAATCTTGCAAAGGGTGGCACAGTAGTGAAGCTCAAAGGCAAGAGAAGAACAATGTTTGAGATATGGTTACCTCTGAGATATCCGGATGTATATTCATTCAGAATGAGAGAGGACATTGCCAAGTATGTAGATATTCCTGAAGAGAAAGAATATCTTGAAAAGGATGTAAACTGCATCAGATTTAGACCTAAGAGAGAAAGATTTGATGACGTACTTAAAGTAGTATTAACAGCGGTAGAAAAGTTTGTAGAAGATACAGACTTTTTACATAAAGACGAAGAAAACGAAAAAACGAAAGAAAAGGAGAAAAACTAATGGCAAGATTTTCGTATGAGGCAATATTGTGAGATACGCTGATAAGAAATATAAAGAAAAATCTTATACAGTATTATGCATAAGTGCCCAAATAATAAAATCTATGTTGGTTTAACTTGTCAATCTGTTGATGGTAGATGGAATAGAGGTTCTGGTTATAAAACTCAAAAGCTATTTTACAGAGCCATTCAAAAATATGGGTGGGATAATATTGAACACATTATTGTGCAGGATAAATTAACATTAGATGAAGCTTGTAAAATGGAGCGCAGTTTAATAACTCAGTATCAATCAAATAATTCTAAATATGGATATAATCTTACTGATGGTGGTGAGGGAATATCGGGCTATCATCTTAATGCTGAACAATTAGAACATCATAGGCAAGTTTCTTTAGGTAGAAAACATACACAAGCCACTAAAGATAAGATTTCAAAATTAAATAAAGGCAGAAAATTAAATCTTACTGATGAACAAAGAAAAGCTTGTGCCGAAAGAGCTAGGAAATTGCCACATTATAAAAAGACTGATGAGCAAAGACAACAGATGTCAGAGGCATATGAAAAGCGTAGAGATAGACCTGGTCATACTAAACCACATTCAGAAGAGGCTAAACGAAAAATAAGCGAAGCAATGAAGAAAAGACATCCTATTTCAGAAGAAACGAGACGAAGATTGAGTGAGGCTGCAAAGCGACAGTGGGAACGACAAAAACAAAATAAAAATAAAGGAGATATATAATATGCGATTTGCGTATGAAGATGCAGACAAATTTGGGGGCGGTAGTGGAAACAGAATCAATTACCTCTCATTAAAAAATGATGGAGACAAAGCATTTGTGCATATTTTAGGAAATGATATGAATGATTTTCCTGGATATGCAGTACATAGAGTACCTATCGGAGATGGTCATAGATATGTGAACTGTTTGAGAGAAGCTGGTGCACCAATCACAGACTGTCCATTCTGTGCTGAAGGTAAGCATAATCCTGAAGTTAGCAGAGTTTATGCTAAACTCTTCTTACCTGTATATGATTGTGATACAGATGAAGTAAAGATTTGGGAAAGAGGAAAGACATTCTTTAGAGACCTCGCAAGTTATTGTTCTCATAACCCTAATGTATCAGAAGTAGTTACAGAGATTGAACGTAGAGGTAAAGCAGGTGACACATCTACAACATATGGCCTCTATGCTACAAAAGAAGAGGATAACTTCAATATCGAGAATGTTAAGGAAGATATTCCAAATATTCTTGGTGATGTTGTTCTTGATAAGTCAGTAGAAGATATGGAATATTACCTTAGAAGAGGTGATTTCCCTAAAGATGACTCTAACAATGATGGAGGTGTAACAAGAAGAGGCTCATCTGATAGAGATGATAGACGTACTCCTTCAAGAAGAGAAAGAAGAAGTGCGGAAGACGATTATTAAGTTTCCCCCCTTAATATTACCTTATAGTATTATTTTTCTATGATATAATTAACGCTATGGAAAAACTTATCTGTATCAATTTCCTATTACATATCAGATAGGAATGTAACTGTAAATTATTCTGTTACAAAGACAACTCCCGATACAGATTTTGTATCAAAGTTTATAGTCGGTATACTGAGTGCCAGACAAAGGTTTATAAGATACAAGTAAAAGGAGAATATAATGCCGTTATTTGATATATCTGAGACAAGCTCTAAAGCTAAAGATGTGGAGCTATTAAAGAAATCAAAGACAAGGGCGAAAGCAATTACCACTACTAAATCTAGTAGTGGTAATCTTGTCAATAAGATAAAATCCATTGTCGCAATGGTAGAAACACATCTCGGTAAATATAGAGATGAGACATTACTGATACAAGATGAGGAGACATTACATAGCTATATAGATAAATGTATAGAAAATGGCATATATGCAATAGATACTGAAACAACAGGATTAGACCCACTACTTGATATGTTAGTAGGTGTTGGTATATATACCCCTGGTGAGAAAACTACATATATACCTATAAATCATTTATCTTATATCACAGGTCAGAAAGTAAAGAATCAGTTGCCTGCAGAAATAGTTGGTAAAGAGCTTGCAAGACTTGATGGTATAGACAGTGATATGTTTAATGCTACATTCGATATCAGAGTGTTAAAGCATGGTACTGGCACAAGATTAAAATGTACATGGGATTCATATTTAGCTTCAAGATGTTTAAATGAGAATGAGCCTAATAAAGGTCTTAAAAAACTTCATCTGAAATATGTATTAAGGGGTGAAGAGGATGCTTTTAAGTTTGATGAGTTGTTTAAAGGCATAAACTTTGCATATATACCTATAAACACAGCCGCATTATATGCCGCTCATGACCCTAAGATTACATATGAATATGCAGATTATCAGCGAGAGGTATTCAGAACAAGGGAGAATTTGAAAGATGTGTATTGGGTATTCAAGAATATAGAAATGCCTTGTGTTGATGCAGTAGTAGATTTGGAAGATACCGGTGTAGCTTTTGATATCGAGTATAATGAGGAACTTAAAAGAAAATATCATGCGATACTTGATGAGAAAGAAGCAAACTTCCATAAGCTCTGTGAGATGTACAAAGATGAAATTGATAATTATAGTGGTACAGTAAAACTAGATACCCCTATAAATATTCAATCAGTACCTCAGTTACAAGCTCTACTATATGATATAGCAAAGATAGAACCAGTTATAGATAAAAAGACAAAGAAACCAACAAGAAGCACATCAGAAGAGACTCTACAGAAACTAAAGAATCCTTTAGCAGATGCAATACTGGAATATCGTTCATTCTCAACATTAGTAAGTACATTTATAGATAAACTTCCAGAGTGTATAAACCCTAATGATGGTCGAATACATTGTAAGTTTAATCAGTATGGTGCAGATACAGGACGATTTAGTTCACAAGACCCAAACTTGCAGAACATTCCATCACACAATAAAGATATCAGAAAAATGTTCAAAGCTACAGATGGCTACATAATGATGAGTGCTGACTACTCACAGCAGGAAATCAAAGGTATGGCACAGATGTGCGGAGATGAGGGTATGATAGAAGCATTTAGACAAGGTAAAGACTTCTATGCTGAGATTGCATCAGTAGCATTTGGATATCCTTATGAAGAGTGTCGAGAGTTCAGACCTGATGGTACAACTAATCCTGATGGTAAAGCAAGACGAGCCCAAGCAAAGAGTATTCTGTTAGGTATAAACTATGGTAGAGGTGCTGCCAGTATTGCTGAACAGATAGGTTGTACTAAAGCAGAAGCGGAGAAGATAAAAGATGATGTATTTACAGGATTCCCTGCTATAGCAGAGTTTGAACGTCAGAGTATAGAGATGGCTGAAACTGTAGGATATGTCACAACTCTTTGGGGTAGAAAAAGAAGATTGCCGTCAATGATGTTACCTGACTATGAGTTTCAATGGGAAGAAAGTAAATTACCTTTTAATGATGACCCTCTTGATTTTGATGATGAGGAAGAAGCTCCAGAGATTCCTGATAGTGTTATCAATAAGTATCTCAGAAAGCTATCTAAATGTTGGGGTAGTCAAAAACGAAAGGTGTTTGAAGAAGCTAGAGCCGATGGCATAATGATTATAGACCATACGAAAGATAAAGACTACACAAAGATAGTTAATGCTAGAGTGCAAGGTACCGCAGCGGATATGTCAAAGTTGGCTATGATAGCTCTCAATAAAAATGAGAGATTGAAAGAGCTAGGATTTAGAATGTTGATACCTATACATGATGAGATACTAGCAGAATGTCCTGAAGAAAATGCGGCAGAAGTCATACCACTATTTGCAAAAATAATGTCAGAAGCCCCAGGTGAAAGATTTGTAGTGCCTATTTCCTGCGACGTTGAAGTGACACACCGTTGGTATGGTAAGAAGTATCATCTTGTAGATGGAAAGTTAGTTGAGGAGACAGAATGAATTTTGCAGTATTTATATTATCACATAAAAGAGTCGAAAGAGTTGAGACATTAGATACTTTACAGAAAGCAGGATATACAGGTAAAATATATATTGTAGTTGATGATGAAGACCCTCAGCTTGATATGTATAAGTCAAGATTCAATGATAGGGAAGATGTTGAGTTATTAGTATTTGGCAAACAACCTATGATTGATATTGCTGACACTGTATATCCTGAAAAGAAAAGAAGTTCAGCATTATATGCCCGTAACTTTATAGAGAGCATGGCAAATATATTTAGATTAGATATATTTGCCATGATGGATGATGATATAACATCATTAAGATTTAGATGGGTAGAAAATAATTCTGTAAAGTCACAAGTTGTAAATTCTACAATGGATGAAGTGTTTGAATATTATGGGCAGTATATGTTAGATGCAGATATTGCCACAACATCTTTTCCATTCAGTATGTTCTATATTTCAGGTACAAGTGGATTAGATAAAAAGATTACAGAAAGCAGACATACATACCAGATACACATAAGAAATACAAATTTTCCTGTTGATTGGGTGTCTGTAATAAATCAAGATACAATTACACAGTTACAGACAATGCAAGTAGGATATATATGGTGGTCAATTCCTTATTTAGTGTTTGACGCAGAACCAATGAATAGTAAACCAGGTGGATTAAAGTCTGTATATGATAGTATAAAAGATTTTGATATGGCATTTCTCGCAGTAATTTCTAATCCTAGTTGTTGTAAAGTAGCTTATTCTAGTGGTCCTAGAAGTACAATGCAGATAAAAGAAGATAAGCACACAAGTTATCCTATGATTGTTAGTGAAAGGTATATGAAACTATGATTGTGTATATAAAAACACATGGCAGACCAGGTAATCAGTTGACTTACAATACTCTACGAGAAGCTGGCTACACAGGAGATATAGTCTTAGTCATAGATAATGAAGATGAGTGTGGTGCAGGATATTTAGAGTTCGTGAAACATGATGACAGACTATGGTTGCACATCTTTGATAAACAAAAATTGGTAGATGAAATAGATAGTGGCACAAATATTCCTAAAAGAGATGTGAATTTATATGCTTGGGTTGCTTGTGAGAGATTTGCAAAACAAGATGGTAATGATTTCTTCATAATGGCAGATGACGATATAACAAGATTTAGGTACAGATATCTTGAAGATAATCATTTAAAGTCAACACCTATAACACAGAATCTTGACAGAGTATTTGAGCATATTCAGAATTATATGGAATGCTCCAATATAGCCGCTGCCAGCACAGGAATACCTCAAATGTACTTCTCTAAAGAGTTAGACGAAAATCTGTGGAAATACAGAGTGGTGTATCAATTCGTATTCAGAAATCCTAAATTTGATATGAATTGGGTGTCTGAATATGAAGAGGATATAATAACATCCATCAATATGTCAAAAGAGGGTAAGTATGTCACTTGTCTACCAATGATTCAGCATGATGCAATAGCTTTAGGTAAAGCATCTGGTGGTATGAAGGATATGTATGATGAGAATAATACTAGATTTAGATTAGCTGAATATGGTCACATATTTAATCCTTCATGCGAGATAATGAATTTCTATAAAGGTAAGTGGATAACGAATATCAAGAGAAATAATGCTTTTCAGAAATTAGTGAGTTCCAGTCGTAAAAAGAAATAAGATGTTATATAATATTTAAGTACGAGAGATTTAAAAAACGAGAGGAGAAACACATGAAACAATTATTTGCTGATGACAGCGCAAAGAAAAATCCTATGGGGGATGACACAAAGTATTCTAGGGCAATACGAGTTCCACAGTATGAACCTAAGAGTGAGAAACCCAGTCTTGAATCAGTTTATGACCTTACGAAGTATAGTAAGCTCATGGCTAGAATCAACAAATCTAATGTATCAGAAGAAGAAAAGAAATTCTTAAAATTCGCCGCTACAAGACATATTGTATTCACTTATAGCAAGATAGCAGATTATTATGCCCATGCAAGTAAGGAGATGCAGGAGCTGATGGAAGAGTCAGCATTAGTAATTATTGATATTGATGATGCAATAGCTAATGGTTATGTAGCTCTTTCAGAGAAGATGCAACAACTTATTGATGAGGAAAAAGCTAGAGATGCAAAGGCAAAAGAGGCAAGTAATATTCTGAAAGCTCAAAGAGAATTAGCAGAGAAGAAGGCTAAGGAGAAGAAGGATGAGCAGAAGTCTTGATGATTTTGCAGTATTAGTTTTAACTCATGGCAGAGCAGAGAATGTTCCTACATATGGCACATTAAGAAAATATGGATATACTGGCAGAATAATAATGGTAGTAGATGATGAAGACCCAGATTTAGAAAATTATATGTCAGTATATGGTAAAGATAATGTGGCAGTATTCTCTAAAGATGAAGTTGTAAAGAAATTTGATACAATGGATATTCCTAAGCACCGTAAATGTATCGTGTATGCTAGAAATGCGAGCTATGATATTGCAGAACGACTTGGTCTAAAGTATTTTGCACAGTATGATGATGACTATGTGACAAATCCTTATAGATGGCAAGAGGGAGAAACTTTATACAGAAGTACACTAGCAAATCTTGATGAAGTATTTAAGGCACACATAGATTTTCTTGAAACTAACCCTAACATATATACTGTAGCGTTTGGTCAAGCAGGAGATTTTATAGGCGGGGTAGGTAGTAATCTTGTGAAACATAAGTGGTTGAGAAAGGCCATGAATAGCTTTATATGCAAGACTGATAGGAGAATACAGTTTAATGGCACTATAAATGAAGATGTGAATGCCTATGTATTAAATGGTTCAAGAGGACAGATATACTTAACATTTGATTTTATGATGATTGACCAAGCTGAAACACAGACTCAAAAAGGTGGTATGGCAGACTTATATTTAGGTGTAGGTACATATCAAAAATCATTTTATACAGTCTTATGTAGTCCATCATGCGTTAAAGTAGGTATGATGGGAGATAGACATTATCGTATGCATCACAACATTGATTGGGATAATGCAGTTCCAAAAATAATATCAGATAGATATAAATTAAAGGAGGAAAAGTGATGAAATTCACAACAAACACAGCCCAGTTTCAGAACATGGTAGCAAAAGCAGTAAAGGGAGCAGGTATGAGTAATGATTTATTTATCACTCAGCTTATGTCAATTTCATTAAGTGATAACAGATTGACATTGACAACTACAGATAACAATAACTATCTGTATGTAAGACAGGAGAAAGTGGCAGGAGATGACTTCAATGTAGTAGTTCCTGTAGATAAGTTCTCTAAACTCATTTCTAAACTTACTTGCCCAGAGGTGACATTAGAAGTGCAGTCAAAAGATGGTGAGTTAGATAAGCTCGTAATCAAAGGTAATGGTAGATATGTGATTGAATTACCTTATGATGAGAGCGGTGAGCTTATTGATTATCCTGACCCATTATCAGATACAGATGGAGATTTCTGGAGTAGTGGAGAAGTTCAGTTGACTACTATCAGACACATACTCAATACAGCAAAGGCAGCACTTCTTGTAGGAAGAGATGATATGTGCTATTCAGATTATTACTGTGGAGAAAGAGTAGTTGCTACAGATACTTATAAGATTTGTGGTATTGATGTTAAGCTCTTTGATGAGCCTAAGTTAATCTCACCTCAGCTTATGGATTTACTTGATGTAATGTCACAGGAGAACATTGATGTGAGATATAAAGATGATGTAGTAATCTTTGAAACATCAGATGTAACAGTATATGGTCTTGTAGATGAGGGTGTAGAAGATTATAAGATTGATGCAATCAGTGGACTTCTTGATGAACAGTTCCCTAGCTCATGTAAGATTGAAAAGCAGCCATTGATGCAAATGTTAGACCGTCTTTCTCTTTTCGTTGACACATTCGATAAGAATAGTGTATATCTCACATTCACTAAAGAGGGCATGATGGTATCATCAAAGCAGGATAGTGGTGAAGAAGTTATTTCATATAAGGAGAGTAATAACTTTAGTGATTATACCTGCTGTCTTGATATTGACCTCTTTAAGACTCAGGTTAAAGCATATCAGGATGATATTATTGAGATTCTTTATGGTAAAGAGAATAGCATTAAGCTAGCCCTCAATAATACGAAGCAGATTGTGGCTCTTGCAGATGATGATAGGGATGCTGAGTGATACTTAAACATAAGAGGGAGAGTTAATAGCTCTCCCTTATTTTGACTAAAGGGGAATATATGAGCAGAACAAGTTTAAAGAACGTTAGTAGATTGATACAGTTGGCAGAAGATGAAGAGAAGCAGTCAGTTGGTCAATCATTTTTAGAAGATTTTAAAAGGTCAATAGAGATTGAATCAGAGCAGAATAGTGGATTGCCATCTCCAACATTTAAACCGTCGTCATTAAATTGTAAAAGAGGATGCTATTATCAGATAATGCAAGTACAACCTGATGAGGGACATTCATCTTTCAATATGATTGGTATATGCAATAGTGGTAGTGATATCCATGTAAGAGTTCAGACCGCAGTAATGAAGATGAAAGAGATGGGTATGGACTGTGAATGGATAGATGTAGAAACCTATATCAAAGAGAATAACCTGGATTATCTTATTGTGAGGGAGAAAAAGGGTACAGAGACAAAACTTTATGATACCAGATATGGCACATATATTAGCTTCATGTGTGATGGCATTATAAAATATAAGGGCAAATATTATATTTTAGAAATTAAGACAGAGAGTAGTAATAAGTGGTATGGCAGAACAGATGTGGACCCTAAACATCATCATCAAGCTATATCATATTCTAATAGCTTTAAAATAGATACAGTATTGTTCTTATACGTAGAGAGAGACTTATTAAACTGTAAATGCTATGAATTTAATGTTACAAACGAAATGAGGCACAATCTAGTATCATTCTTAAATGAAGTGCAGGGTTATGTAGAGAGAAAGATAGCTCCACCTAAGCAAGATGATTTGCCAAAGAATATTTGTAGATACTGCCAATATCAAACACAGTGTAAAAAGGACTGTTGAGTTACTTTTTAGCATTGACTTAATTAGTATGGTGAACTATAATGTGTGAAAGGAGATACTTATATGAATAACACCACATTATATGTTCACATTACTCCATCTAATAAATATTATATAGGCATAACTCAAAAACCTATAAAAGAAAGATGGGGTGCTAATGGAAAAGGATACTATGGTCAACAATTATTTTATCGTGCAATTAAAAAATATGGATGGAATAATATTCAACATATAATACTAATGGAAAATTTAGATAGGGAAGAGGCGTGTGAGTGCGAAAAATATCTTATAGCTAAATATCATACTACGGATCCGAGATACGGATATAATATATCTTATGGTGGTGATATTGTGCAAACAGGTTTAGTTAGGAATGAAGCTCAAAGAAAACATATTAGTGATGCACATAAAGGTTTACCACTTACACAGCCTCAATTAGATAATTTAAAATTGATACATCAAAATAATACAGGAAAACATTTATCAGATGAACATAAGCAAAAGTTAAGTAAGGCACTTACAGGTAAAAAGAGGAGTGAGGAATCAAGAAAGCATATTAGTGAGGCTAAAAAAGGACATATTCCTTGGAATAAAGGTAAACATATGTCCGAAGAGACTAAAGAAAAGTTAAGGCAAGCTAATCTAGGCAACAGATTATCCGAAGAAACAAAGCGGAAGATTAGTGAGTCAAATAAGGGTAAAAGGTCAGGTATAAAACTATCAGAAGATACTCGAAACAAGATAAGTGCTTCCAATAAAGGTAAACACGCCTACAATAAAGGAAAGGCTATGTCCGAAGAAACAAAGAAAAAATTATCCATAAGTATTAGAAAAAGTCTGAAAGATAAAGATTTTTCAGGAGCTAATAATGGTTTTTATGGCAAGCATCATTCACCAGAAACTATTGAGAAAATACGAAAAGCTAGTATTGAACGGGCTGCGAAAGTTAGAGAGGAGAAATCATATGGCGGTTAATAAAGGTAAAAGTTTTGAAGGTATTGTTAGGGAAGCATTTGAGCAAGTTCCTGATACTATAGTTTATAGGCTGAATGATAGTATGTCTGGATTTAAGGGGGTAAAAACTCCATGTGATTTCTTTGTGTATCATAGACCAATTTTATATGCCATAGAGTGTAAGTCAACAAATAATCCATCTCTTCCATTCACTAATATAACAGAGTTTCAGTGGACACATCTGTTAAGAATGGCAGAAGTAACAGGAGTTGTTGCAGGCATACTTTGTTGGTACACAAATTATGACCGCACAATATTTATACCAATTCATTTCTTAGAAACTCTGAAACAGAATGGAGCAAAAAGTATTAGATATGATGCTGATGACCCAGCTATTATAGATATAAGAGGCAAAAAGAAACGTGTGTTCTGGACCTATGATATGAACAGCTTGTTCCTGTCGATAGAGCAGATGATTAGCGATATAATAAAAGAAAAACGAAAGTGAGACATTATGGGAGAGTTAATCACATTTGAACGGGGTTGTAATCATTGTCAGAACTTAATACAGATAGGAAAGAATACATACATCTGTAGTGAGCGGGCACACATGGATGATAGTGATGTTGTACCTATAAGGGATGGTCAGAAAACATCTGATTGGAACATATGTAATGGTGAGTGTTATGTTCGATTGATGAAATCTCACACTCATGCAAACTAAGGAGGGCAGTATGATAGACAAGGAACTACTTGATAAAGTGGAAGAGAATTCAGCAGAGCTTGATAATACCATCAATGATATTATTGAAAGATATTCAGGAGAGCTTGATAACTATGTAGATTTTGTAAGGGGTATTCTTAAGGATGATAAGCAACCACCTACAGATGCAGAGCTTGATGATTTTATTCTTAACCTTTCAACTATGATTTACTACACAAGTGTAGGTGCAGAGCAGATGGGTATAAGAGATGACTTATCACATTCAGTATATAAAGAAGCGTATAATACCGCTCGTTCATTACAGAAGTCTGGTACAGTAGCAGATAAGAATACTCAGGCAGAGATAGACAGTACCACAGAAAGAGTGGTGAATATAGTATATAACAAGTCCTATAAGATTTTGAAAGCAAAAGTTGATTCCGCTCAAGAATTACTATCGTCCTGCAAGAAAGTATTGAGCCGAAGAATGTCAGAAGCAGAATTGTCCATGATGCAGATAAATAAATAAGGAGATAACAATGGCTAAAGATAAGAAATTGTCATTAGATGAAGTTATAAAGAAAATCAATAAAGATGCAGGAGCAGATATTGTAGGATATGGTATACCTAAGAGAGATTACACTAGAATACCATTTACCTCACCTCGTATGAATTATTGTACTTATGGTGGTATACCTACAGGAAGAATCATAGAGTTCTTTGGTGAAGAAGGTGGGGGAAAGACCACATCAGCACTCGATATTGTAGGTAATTATCAGCGGATGCAGGCGAATGAAGAACATCCTAAGAAAGTAGTTTACTTTGATAATGAGAATACATTAGATGTAGAATGGGCTGCAAAGTTAGGTGTAGATGTAGATTCACTAATACTTATTCAGCCAGAAGAACAGAACGCCGAGGAACTTCTTGAAGATGTTTTGGATATGATGAGAACAGGCGAAGTAGGGTTAGCAGTCATTGATTCAATAGCAGTATTAGTATCAGCGCAGGCTATGGATAAAACTGTAGCTGATAAAACATATGCAGGTATATCTATGGCATTAACAACATTTGGTAATAAAGCTAATATGTTATGCAAACAGCATGATTGTACAGTAATAGGAATAAATCAGTTGAGAGATGATTTAGCCGCTATGTACGGTAATGCTACAAAGACACCTGGTGGAAGAGCATGGAAACACCTATGCTCAGTTAGACTACAGTTTACAAAGGGCGCATTTATTGATGAAAAGGGTAATGAAATAAAGCGTAGTTCAGAAAGTCCTGCTGGTAATAAAGTTCTTATGAGTATGGTAAAAAATAAGACTTGTCCATCAAATAGAAGAGGCGGTTACTATACAATAGATTATGCTAATGGTATAGATTATTTAGCAGACCTGTTAGAAGTAGCACTAAAGTATAATCTTATTCAGCAACATGGTGCATGGTTCTCAGTAGTAAATCCTGATACGGGAGATATACTTGCAGATAAGATACAAGGTATGGCTAATGTGAGAGAGTTCTTTATGGATGAAGAGCATGAGGACGTACTGACATTTGTAGAGGATTATATAGATAGTAAGATAGGATAAAAGTTTTTAGCGGGATAGTTGATATCCCGCTTTACTTTTGCATAAATATGTTATAGAATGATTACAGATATAAAAAATACGCATAAATGAAAGGAGAAGAAGTGAAACAGATATTAGAAGAATGGTCTGGCAAGTTTGAAGTTAATGGGGAAATTGATGTAAACCTCGATAATTTAAAAGTAAAAGATGGTGATGAATTTCATGTAAAGTTATTGTCCAAGAACAGAGAGGTTAAAGATGATTTACTGTCAGCCTACTGATTGTGAAAATTGTCCTTATGATGATTGTGTAGGGACAATAAGAAAGAAGCCTGGCAGAAAGAAGTTACCACCAGAAGTTTTACATCAAAACAGACTAGAGCAGAACAGAAGATATCAGGATGCTCATAGAGAAGAGATAAGAAAAAAGAATAGGGAGAGGTATCATAAAAAGAAATATGAAAAAGAGATTAGTAGGGGTATTGATTCTAACGTCATTTCTGACGATTTTCGCAGTAACTAATAGAAATACTAGAGAAGAAGTTAAAACATCAATCCAGGTCGTAAATATTGAAGAGACAAAAGTGCCTAAAGCAGATATTATTGATACAGTTATGTTAGATACAGTATCTAATGAAGAATTGCAGGAAGAGATAAGGGATGAGATATTGTATGGCGAGCTAGAAGAGTTAGCTATATTAGTACAGGCAGAAGCTGGCAATCAAGATGAATTAGGAAAAAGATATGTAGCTGATTGTGTATTGAATCGAGTAGATGACCCTAGATTTCCAGAATATATACATGATGTTATCTATCAAATGGACCCAGTTCAGTTTGCTACAACAGTAGACGGTGCAATGGGTAAAGCAGGATATACAGTAGATGAAGAAACATTCCAGTTAGTATTAGAGGAGTATGAAGATAGGACAAATTCAGAAATACTGTATTTTACTAGCGTAGGATATGTTTCATCTAAACCATTATTCAAATATGGGAATCATTATTTTAGTAAATAATGTTATTGACATTTACGTTGCATATGATACAATAATACTATAAACATTATATAACACATTTAAGAAAAGGAGAAAATGAGATGATTTACGGGAGTATGAGAGAACATGAGTACAAGTTAAGGGGATGTAAGACAGAGATAATGACGGAGATTACGACATTATTACATCAGGCTTATGAAGAAGAGGTGCTCACTAAAGAAGATATTCTACAGATTGCAGATATGTCCACAAAGTCTGTAGAAGAGTTAAAGTCAGAGTGTGATGAGGAATATAAGGATGACCCGCTCTATAAGATATTTAGCAAGATTGCTGATGATGCAAATAACGGTAATGAAGCAGCCGCTGATTTACTGAATATTTTGTTAAATGCTATGTTGAAGAAGTGATAAGAATACTGTGGTGGCGGAATAGGTAGACGCAAATGAGTTAGAGTATCGGTCTTGTGCGCACAAGCTGTCAATGACTCGCCAACAAGTAAACGGCTCATGTAAGGTGCAAATCCTTACCCACAGTATTAGTAAAGTGAGGTATGAAGTATGACAAGGGAAGAAGCTAAAAAAGAAATAGAAAAAGTATTTGAGCCCGCTTTTGCTAACTACATAATAGAAGCATTAACCAAAGGTGCGACAGTATCAGACAGAAAATCAACAGAAATGACAAGAGAAGAACAACTAGATTGGTTATGCCGATTAAGAAGCGAAATATATGCGTACATGCCTAAAGAGTGGCTAATCCCTATGAATGATGCACTTGATATGGCAATAGAAACCATGTGCAAGTATCAGAAGATACAAGAAATAGTTAATGCTCCTATCGGTGGAACAAGCGCAAAGTATACTGCGATTGTAAATCTTATTAAATATAGTGAGGTAGATAAGGGGAATGACAATTGAACAAAAGATTAAGACTTTAATAGAAATGTATCATTACATCAAAGGCGATGTTCATTTTTGTGGATTTAATGAAGAAAACGTAACTCAATCACTTGAAACCGCAATAGACACTATGCGCAAGTATCAAAAAATGCAAGAAGTATTAGACAAGGTATGGAATGTACCATCATGTATGTTAGATGAAGCGGAGTGTTTAGGTAAGATAATGGAAACTTACAGAACTGTGAGGTATTAGAAGATGGGAATGACGATTGAGGAAATCAAGCAAGCACTTCACAAAGCTGATTTACAGTTACGTCCTTGGATTGTATTTGCTAGTCCGTCAGATGCCAAAGCTATCAAAGAAGCACTTCCAAGGATAGAGGAAGAAGTTGTAATACAAGAAACAGAAGCTATTGAAAGCGGTAAAGCTATCGCTATTAAGAGAGAAAAGTTGGAGGTATGGACTTATGGGGATGTCGATTGATGAAGCTATTTTGTACATGAAGTTTTATAAAAGAAAATTATTTGATTGGTTTCACAGAACAGATAGAGAGGCTTTTGAAACAGCAATAGAAACCATGCGTAATTATCAGAAGATAGAAGAGATAGTACAACATTGGATAGACGAGGATTTAGCAAGTGAATCACCATCATTTGCAGATAGTGGAACTATTGAGGATATTATTGAGGTAATAGAAGATGGAAAGACCGATTGAAAAACTAAGACAGTTACAAGAAGATACTGATAAAAAGCATAAGGACTTAATGATTGAATGTGGTATGTTACAGGGTAACATCAATCGTATGATGGTTACTCATGACCATGAAGAATTACTGACAATGTTTGCATATGCTCATAAACGTTTAGGGGATATTTATTGGCAGAATAAGGAAAGAATAAACATGGAGAATATAGAAGATGGAAAGAATGATTGATGATAGTGTTAAGCAGAAGCTATTGGATTCACTAGCAGAAGAATCAACAATGGTGATATCAACAGCTTATGCCTACGCTAAGAACTATGTTATGTACGGAGAAGATATTACAAAAGCATGGACTACCGCAGTACAACAAGCATCTGTAATTCAAGAAGTTAGACAAAAGGCGTGGGTAGAAGCCTATGATTCTTTTAAGAAAGAGTACGAAAACCGCTTAAAGGCAGATATGGTGGCTATGCTGACAGAGATACAGTTGGAGATTGAGGAAATGGCACCAACTTATCACAATCAAGATTGGTCTATTACAGACTTGGTTAGTATTAGTGAGGTTAATAAGGTTATCCAACAGAAAATCAATGCTTTGAAAGGAGAAGAGGAATGACAAACGGAGAAAAAATTAAAGCTGTATTGAAGCCAAGAGAATACGAAATAAAAACCTATGGAGATTGGGTTGAAATAGAAATACAAAAATTAGGCATAAACTTTAGTTGTATGCTTGATTTTTGGAACGCAGAGTATAAAGAGCCAACTACTAAGAATGATTTAGCAGTTGAAAAGATTGTAGATGTATTAGGTAGTTATACTGATTTGGATATCCCATATAAGCACAAGATAACAGAAGATATTTTGAATACTCTGACCTCAGTAACACCAATAAGACCTAAAGGGCATTGGATGGGCGATAGCTATGGCTATATATGCAGTAATTGTGAACATAGCTTAAATGATTTGGCACAAAGCATGGATTATATTTCTTTTAGCAAACCAAAGTATTGCCCTAACTGTGGTGCAGATATGAGAGGGGTAGAAGATGACAAGGGTAGAAGAGATTAACTACATCAAATATATGGTGTGTTGTCCTATGTGTGATAATGAGAAATGTGTTAGGAAAACAGATAAATGCGAAGCCGAGATTTGGGCAAAGTACAAGACAGAAAGTGAGGAAAAGAAATGACAATATGTAAGGATTGTAAATATGGAGTAATTGGTAAATACAGTCAGATATATAGAGGCTGCCCAATAGGATGCTGTAGACCAGATAATGATAGAGCTTATAATCAAAGAGGTGCTAATGGATGTTTTGTAGCAAAGGAGAAATGCAATGGATAATATAGTAGCAGATAATGGATTTGTAATTGGCACATTAGAGCATTTAAGATTATTATATTACTGTGCGAGAGAAAAAGATGAATTAGCAGGAAAAGAATTTGACTCAGACAATTATAAATTTGTATTAGGTGCCAGAGTATTTATGTCTTTGCAGAAATCTTGTGATACACCATTACCACTGTCTCGTACACCTGATACCATGCCTGTATTATATGGCATCAAAGTCGATGTAGATTATCATAGACCTGAGGCAGTAGAGTTGTGGAAGAACATGACAAATGAAATATAATGGAGATGAATTATGAAGTACGATACTAAGTATGGAAGTTTGAATGTTTTAAGTCAGAAAACCGTTAAAGATTATATGAGTGATGATGCAATACAAGATGTTGCAAATCTATTGAAGTCAAAAGGTGGCAATAGAAATCAGAGAAGGAGATTAGAAAGGTCATTAAGTAAAGTAGAAACAGTAATATCCCATGCCCAAAAGAGAGTAGATGACTCCGCATATAGAGAATATCAGAAAGCAGTGGATAAGAATTATGTCCACTTCTTCTCATGTTTAGCATTAACTATGATAGAAGATTATGGGTGGAAAGAAACAGAGGATAATGAGCATGGTCAGATAACTTCTTTGTTAGAGAGGGTGGATAAGAAGATAAAGAAGTATGCCGAGCTAGGATATACTACAGAAGATTTAGTAAGTAAAGTAGAGGACATAACAGGTTTATTATTAGTGCCTGATGAACACTAAATGGAGTAAGCTATGCAAACAATCAAAGAGAAAATAAGACAAAGACGTAGGCAGATGCTAGTACATTCTTATATATATTATGAGTTGGACGATAATATAGTAAGTGATACACAATGGGCTAAATGGGCTAAAGAGTTAGAGCAATTACAGAAAGATTATCCTAAAGAATCAGCAGAAGTAGAAGAGTATGAGCAGTTTAAAGACTGGGATGGTAGTTCAGGTGCGTTTTTAAATTTTGGAGAAAATATAAAGACCATCGCAAAAATTCTTTTAGAACAGAAAAATTGTTCCGAAATGTCTAAAACGATACATTTTGTATCGGATTCTACGAAAAAATTTCAAAAAAGCAAAGTTAAATCAAATACTAGGAGTTTATTTTAAACGTATTGACATTTACGTTGCAAGTAGTATAATGAATAATGTAAACGATATATAACATATTATATGAAAAGGAGAAAAACAAATGGAAAACACAGTAGTAAACAATGTAGTATTGGACAAGAAGTTTGACGGTTATATGTCATCATCAGACCTTCACAACTTCATAGCTCCACAGGAAATCACAGTCACAATTACTATCTCAGAGTATAGGGAGTTAGTACAGAAAGTAGCCACAAGAGACGCAGATATTAGTAAGGCAGAATCTGATAGGTACGAAAGAAATCGTAAGATTGCGGCTCTTGAAAAAGAGAATGCCGAGCTTAGGGCTAAAATCTATGAGTTACAGAACAAGGAAGAGAAGTCAGATGAGACCTAAGAATTTTAGTACAAGGTACTACTCATCTAAACAAGAAAAGAAAGTAGCAAAAGCTATTGGTGGTAAACAGACTGCCAATAGCGGGGCTACAAAGTGGAGTAAGGGGGACTGCCTTAACGATTTATTTCTCATAGAGTGTAAGACTCATACAGAGTTCCGTGAAAACTTCACAGTAAAGCATGATTGGATAGATAAAAACAGAGAAGAGGCATTCCAGATGGGTAAAAGATATTCCGCACTGGTTTTAGATTGGGGCGACCATGAAAACCACTACTTAATTTCTGAATCATTATTTTTACAATTATTAGATTATCTTAGGGAGTGTAATAAAGATGGCTAATTGCAGAAATTGTGAGAGATATTGGTGTGAACATAAATATGGTGAGATATTACAAGATGATTGTAAAGATTATCGACCTCATTATGTAGATGTTGATGTGCCAATAGGAAATAGCGAGGATAAAGATGAAATTCAGCATACTTGAGTATCTAAAAGAAGAGGAGAAAAAGAAAAGAGAACGGGAAATACAACTATATGAGGAACTAGAATATATGTATGAATGTGGATTATATAATCCCCATGAAGATGCAGGAGATAGAATATGAGTTATAAAAGAGATTTTGAAGAGGCTATGGATAGCATTAAAGATGATGTACAGACAGTACAAGGAGAGCTGATTGATATTCTTGATATGGATAATATCGAAGATATGAAAATAGCCATTTCGGATGCCATTCAAACAGTAACTACATTATTGGAGGAGCTATGAATAAGACTCAAAAAGTAAAAGAGCATCTATTGAGATTTGGCAGTATTACTTCTTGGGATGCCATAAATCTTTATGGCGAAACAAGATTATCTGATGTAATATTAAGACTCCGAAAGAAAGGATATGATATCAGAACTATCATGGTAGAGTTTACAGACAGA